AAATAGTGCAAAACTGGATATGGTTTTATGAAGGCGCCGCAACGATAGCCGCCGCCGTGTTTCTCTGGTCGCAGCTTAAAGAAGCCAAAGAGCAAACGGATATCAACAGAAGGAATATCATTCACCAGAACACGATCAATCTCATTCTCTTTCTCGAACGCGATGAGTTCCGCGCGGCGCGAAAATATATGTACGAATGCCGCGACGGCGTACCAAACTCCGAGAAGTTAACTTCGGAAGATGAGCTTGAAATGGAAAAGGTCTGCATCTCACTCGATTTTGCCTGCTTGCAGCTTTTCCAAAGCATGGTTGACGTAGAGCTTATTCTTGAACAGTGGAAGGCGCCGATAGCAAAATCGTGGGCGTACCTAAAGCCAATGGTTTTAAAACAACGCAGCGAGAAAAACCGCAAGAACCGTTGGCACTACTTTGAACGGTACGGCGAGAAATTGAAAGAATACGCGGTATTCAAGGATGAGGCTGAATAGGCGTAGGCAGTAATCATATAAACTCTTTCTCCCATTCTTGCCCCAAATCAAAAATTTTGTAATTTTACGACGCTTTAACGGGCGCTTGGCTCAGTTGGTTTAGAGCGCGTGCTTCACACGCACGAGGTCACAGGTTCGATCCCTGTAGCGCCCACATCGTAAATCCTTACCTTTCCGCCTGAAATCCGCGTCGGAAGCGGGTTTCAGGAATGTAAGGAATTTTTACTCCACTTCACACTACTTGTTATAATTAGCTACTTTTCTTCAACGGGTGTGTGCAATTGTTGCACAGTGGTGACATTGGTTGTACAGTCAATAACCTTTGACATACTCGCCCGCTCCGCGTCCCGCTTCAATTCTTCCTGCTCAATCACGATATAATGCTTCAGTGCCGTTTGGTAGGAACACCGCATTATCCTCGTGGCATTCTCCGCCCTCACGCCGCTTTTCACGAGATACGTCCACCGCGTTTTACGGAACACATGGAACGAACGCCCCCGCTTCGGAATATGTAACTCTTTCATCGCCTCATCCAGCCAGCCGCGGAGACGACTGAGTGATTCGATGCTCCACCGGAAAACCTTCTCGCGTTCTTGAGGGATTTGCGCCAAGATACCGTTTAAGAACGTCGTTCGGGGAACGTACTGCCGGTGTTTGCCGTCCTTCGACAATACGGAGATCTGATCCGGCAACACGTCGTCCCACCTGAGTTCCAACACCTCATGCACCCGGAATCCCGACTCATAAAGAAATTGCAGGAACAGTCCGAACTCCGGTCTGCGCGTCTTGAAATATTCGAACAACTTTTCCAGTTCCGTCGCCGTATAGAGCTCGATGCGTTTCTCCGGAACTTTCGGCATGACGTCTTCCGTGCGCGGGATCGACGTTAGAAGAGGCGGGTCTTCCCGTCTGCACCAATTCAGAAATACGTAGAAGGCGCGTAGCCGAATCTCTATCGTCGACTGCTGAACATCCTTCCGCATCGTGAACGCGCGGATATCCTGTTCAATCGCTTCGCGCGTGAGCGGATAATCTTTTTTGCCTACGATTGCCTGAAAACTGAACCGATACCATGCGCGGGTTTGCTTCGCCCGCCGCATTCCATGCGTTGCCAAAAACTGCCGGAACGCCTCCTGCACATAAATGATCTGTCTTTCTTGCTGCTTGAGAAGCTCGACAGGCACGACTCCCATTTTCTTGAGCCATCGGTCGTCCATAACTTGGCGGGCGAGTTCTCGTCCGTCAGCATCATTCTCAAGGCGTAGAGGAAAACGTTCTCGTCCGACCCTCGCCCAAAGTTTGCTCGATCCTTTCCGCAGATAGACTTCTCCGGCCGGATGCTTGAAAACGACAATCAGCGTTTTTTCTTTTTTCATGGATGTGGAAACCTCCTGATGCTTCCGGTGACGACACCGAAAATGTGAACCATGTCGTAGTCTTTCACTTCGACCGGCGCTTCCTTCCTCTCGGCAACGAGAAACGCTCCCTCCTCTTTGAGCAGGAGACGCTTCACGACGGTCTCGCCGTCGTACCATGCGACGACGATAGACCCGTTGCGAGGTCGGAGCGATCTGTTGACGAAAAGGATGTCGCCGTCGAAGATCCCTGCATCTTCCATGCAATCGCCGGAAACTTTATAGGCGAATACGTCCATGATGTTCGTCATGAGGGCGTTGATGGTATCGAGTGCGACTTCGAGCGTTTTCCTCTGTAAGCGGTTGGTCGGGACGCGAGTCCCTTCGAATCGCTCGGCTGTGGTCTGATTGGTGACGGTGTGGTTCATTCGTTCCTCCTATGGTTGCTTGATTAGTTTACGTCGATCCTTTCGACTAAAATTTTCTTCCCGTCCAGCATCGTGAGCAAGACCTTCGTCTCACCGAACGGTGTGATCTCCTTGACCTGCATGATCTCCGGCTGGATATTTTTTCCCGCTTCAGGAAAACTTGCGAGCGCGCCCTGCACCGGAGACACCTGACCGACGCGGTCCATCGTTTCGAGCATACTCTTCTTGAATTGTCTGCGTTCCTCCTCCGCATCCTTCCACATATCCCCTTCGCCTGTCAAAAGCCAGTTGACGTTGCATCCCCATTCGGAGAGCTGGCGGAGAACGTCCCCGCCCGGCGTGGTCTTATCGTATACATACGGATGAAAATAATTCACCGACTTGCCGTATGCCTTCGAAGCAGCGGTGACGGTGCCAAACTTGGCTTGGAGGAATAATTTGATCCGGCTGCCCAAAGTTTTCATGTATTTATGTTAAAAAGTAGCTAATCATAACTGAATTTGCTTGACTTTGGTAATGATTCATGTTATATTTGTAACGATTTCAGCAGTCAATTAACGTAATTACTGTGAATTCAATAGCAAAAATAACAAGAAAACTTTAAAAAGCAAATGTTTTTGTCAATAAATACAGCAGGGCGGGTGACCGGAAAGGGCATTATATAATGATACCGGAGAACGCCAAGCCATTTCACGCAGAGGAGTTCGGCGAAGTTCTTTCCCCTTCCCAAGCGTGGCAATACATCAACGGGATGAACCCCAGCAAGACGAGCTTCATCGGAAGAAACCGCATCTACAAACTCATGCGTTCCGGCGCGATCAAGTGCGTCGTGCAAACCGGAAAAAAGAAACGGTATGCCACGCGCAAAGAATACCTGAACAAGTTTCTCGATGACCTGTTCATCGGGGGCAACAAGCAACTCAACATCAAACCCATATCGCATAGAAAGATATACAACAATGCAGCATGATTCTCCTCCTCGCCCGACCGAAGGTTCGGACGTCCGCACTGCACTCACCGGCTTCAAGGACGCCGTTCGCCTCTTGGGTCAAGTCGTCGACGAGCTGTCTCCTGAAATTTGGGAAACGGCTGACGAAGATACGATCAAGAAACATCTCACCGATTTCGGGAAGCAATACGACGCCGCCATCCGCATGGTGAAACGGCACGAACGGTCGTTCATCACGAAAGAACTGGAACGGCGGATCGCGGTCGCTAAGAACAGGAGGAGCGCATGATCCTCCAACACAAAGGATGCGCTCCCGTCGCAACCGACAGCGGAACGACGTACTGTTCGTGCGGCACATTTCTCGCCGTCACGCACAACGGACGTATCGTGTTCAACAGCTTCCTCTATAATACGGGCAAGCTGAAGATGATCGAAGGCAACCACCACACCCTCAAAATCCTCAACGACAACTCAACCGATAAACAATATTCATTATTCTGATGTCACATTATACCTGTTATATCATAACCGCACACGGAACCGAAGAGGAAGCGCAGTGGCTTCTCGCTCCCTACGATCAAAGCAAAAAAGTCGACACCTACGACAAATCCTGTTACTGCATCGGCAGAGCCGCCGAGTCGCGCATCATGAAAAAAGTGAACGCCAAATATCCGATGGAAAAACTCCGCAGCAAATTCAGCAAAGAGCATCCTGAGGCGATGAGCGAAGAACTGCGGCAGATCCTTTGGGAGCGTGCGATCATGCCGCGCCAGAGTTATCAAAAAGAACTGCTCTGCAAAGAGAAAGACCGGAACGCGCCCGACAAACGGTGCAAGGAATGCAAAGGCACGGGACTCGTGCAGGTGACGTACAACCCTCACGCGAAATGGGACTGGTATCAGTTGGGCGGACGCTGGTCGCGCATATTCAAAGGAAACGCGGTCACGATGAAAACGCTTCTCAAGAGACTGAAGAAAGGAACGGACGCCCCGTACTCGTTCATCACGCCCGACGGCGTGTGGCACGCGAAAGGAGAAATGGGATGGTGGGGTATATCGACCGGCGACAAAGAAGAACGGGAATGGCTGGACGAATGCCGCGCCATCTTCGCGCAATATCCGAAGCACACCGTCCTCTTATACGATTTGCATATATAATCTCTCACTCTGATTCAAACATTCCTAAAGGACTACTATGAATACCAACAACTCACCCCGCGACGAGGCAATGAGCCAGATCGCGGTCAGCCGCCGGAACGGCGGTGTTCCCGCCGCAGGATCGTCCGCGCCGTCACTCCCCGCGTCATTCATCGACGCGGCGACGATGGAAAAGGTCTTGCTGATGGGCGACCTTTCGCAACTGACGAACGCACAGCGGCTCGCATACTACGAGTCGGTCTGCCGTTCGATGAACCTCAACATGCTGACGCGCCCGTTCGAGTACATCCGGCTGAACGGCAAGCTCGTGCTCTACGCACGGAAAGACTGCACGGATCAACTGCGGAAGCTCAACGACGTGTCGATCACGAACATCGACACCCGCATCGCGGACAACATCCTCACCGTCATCGCCAGCGCATGCACCGCCAAAGGACGCACGGACACGTCCATCGGCGCGGCGTCGCTGGAAAACCTGAGAGGCGAGGCGCTCGCCAACGCGATGATGAAGACCGAGACGAAAGCCAAACGGCGCGTGACGCTCTCCATCGTCGGCTTGGGAAGTTTCCTCGACGAGAGCGAGGTCGACTCGATCCCGACGGCGATCCGCGTGAGCGTCAACGAAAGCGGCGAGATCGTCGGCGAAATCAAGAACGCGAAACCCATCGTGGAAGCCCTGCCGGAAAAGAAGGACGCCGTGCCGGAGACCGAATCCATCAAATCCGCTTTACACGAACTTGCGGACGCGGGCGTGTTTTCCGCGAGCAAGAGCCGCGCGATCAAGTCGTTCGCCGACACCTCCACGGATATCGAAAAACTGCGGACGTTCCTCGGGAAGACACGCGAGGAATATGCCGCGAAACTGAAACGCAACCATGCCGCCGCAGACGCGGTGGCAGCATAAGGAGGCGCACGATGGAAACATTGAATACTATGACGAATGCCGTGCAGGATCACACGCAATGGCTCGAAGCGCGGCGTCACGGCATCGGCGGTTCGGATATCGCCGCTATCATGGGAGTGTCGCGGTGGAAGACACCGCTCGGCGTCTACCTTGAGAAAACGGAAGGCGCAACTCAGCCGGACAACAAATACATGAGAGCGGGACGATTCCTCGAAGACGGCGTCGCGTTGTACTACGCCGATCTCACGGGACACCGGATCGCTCCGCCGAAAGAGCGCATCGTGCGTCATCCGCTTGCCGACATCTTTCTCGCTTCGGTCGACCGGATGCTCATCACCGAAGCCGGAACCGAGACGCCCAACGCCGTGCTGGAGATCAAGACCACACAGCGCGAGATACTCGAAGTCGAACCGGAGTGGTTCTGCCAACTCCAATGGTATCTCGGCGTGACGGGTCTGCCTTTCGGCGTCATCGCATGGCTCGAACGGGGACTGGAGCTTCGCTTCGAGGAGTTCGATGCGAACTACGACTACATCGGGAAGATGCAGGACGCCGCGAAGAAGTTCTGGCTGGATCACGTCGTTGCGAAGAAACAGCCGGAACCGACGACGGAAGGCGATATCGCCATGCTCTACCCGGCGCACGTATCGGGAAAGGTCATCGAAGCCGACAAAGACGCCGTGAACCTTTACAAGCGGCTCGCGGAGGCGAAGGCGGACAAGAAGCGGGCGGAGGAAATCGAGGAAGATCTCGTCGAAGAGATGAAGCTGCTCATGCGCGACGCGGAGATGCTCATATCAGGCGACACGCCGCTATGTACGTTCAAGAAAGACAAGGATGGAAAGGCGTTCGATACGAAGACGTTCTCCGCCGCCTATCCGCAGATGTTCGAGCAATTCACCCGTCCGAAGACGGGCGCGCGGAAACTGCTCGTGAAATAACAGAGGGATGCACCATGCCATATCTGAACCTCGACGTCAACTTTTTCGATCACCGCAAGACAAAACGGCTCACCGGAATTCTCGGGAGGGGGGCAGAAGTATTGCCGCTCCGGTTGTGGTGTTACACTGCGAAATACCACGCCGCGGACGGCAAACTGACCGGCTACTCTGCGGAGGAGGTGGAGTCCGCCATGTGCTGGTGGGGTCAACGAAGCAAGGGCGTCGAGGCGATGATCACGGTCGGCTTTTTGGAACGCTGTCAGGACGGCTACGTCGTCAAGGGATGGGAAGAACACGAGGGGCATATCGTGTATTTCCACGAACGCGCCGTTCAAGCGGCGAACAAGCGATGGCACAGGGATGAACGCAATGCTTCAAGCGATGCTCGCGGCATGCTACAAGCATTGCCCCTCACCATACCAGACCAAGAAGAAAAAAAGAAAGAAAAAGAAAGAAAAAAGGACTATGGGGATCGAATCGGCAAACACGCTCAGGGATTCTGACGAGCGCATCGTGAACGAGCAATCGTTGACGTGTGCATGCGGACAATCCTTCACGCCTCCTACCGTTCAGTTCGAAAAACGAACGTACCGGATTCGGACGGAGTGCCCTGCATGTTACGAGAGACGGCAGACAGCCCTTGCACAAGAACGCGAAGAGCAAGCGGAGATGCTCCGGCAACGGGAGAAGGTGAAGCATGAACGGGCATGGGAGACGATCTGCCCTCCTCTCTACCGTCAGTTCCGGCACGAAGAGTTTCCGGAGTCGCAACGGGAGAACCTTGCAAAAATCCTCTCGTGGCAGTATGGACCGCGCGGCTTGATCGTCCACGGCGACACCGACCTCGGAAAAACGCGCGCCATGTTCCTGCTGCTCCGGCGGCTGCACGACGAACGGCGGAAGATCATCGCGTTCAACTGCGTTTCGTTCGGGCATAAATGCGGCGTCCTGTTCGGGCGCACGAACGGCGACGGCGAGAAATGGATCGGAGAGGTTTCTACTGCGGACGTCGTGTTTTTCGACGACATCGAAAAGACCCGTTTCACCGACCGCGTGGAGTCGGAGCTTTTCGGCGTGATCGAGACGCGCATCGCCAACCTCCTCCCCGTGTTCATAACGACGAACTTCGTGGGACAGGATTTCAAGAAAGTCATGACGGAGAACCGCGCACTGCCGTTCATCCGCCGGATCAAACAGTTTTGCACCGAAATAATCTTTACTTCACACAATCAGGAGAATCCATGACAATGCATTATACGAAAGGAGGCGCGACGTGACGCTCACGCTTCCCTATCCGCCCTCTGCCAATCTTTATTGGCGTAACGCGCACGGGCGGACACACGTTTCGACAAGCGCGAAAGAGTACAAAAAGAGCGTGCAAACGCTCTGCTTGCTTCATCACGTCGAGCCCTTGCACGGGCGGCTGAAGGTGACGATCCATCTCTGGCGTCCCCGAAAGGCGGGCGACCTCGACAACCGGATAAAGATTCTGATCGACGCGCTTCAAGGCGCGGCGTACACGAACGACAAGCAGATCGTCGAACTGCACGCGTACCGCCACGACGACAAGCGCAACCCGCGCGCCGACGTGGAGATCTTCGAACGGGAGTACGAATGAAAACCATTCGTCCGTTCTCGTTCAGCGTCTTCGTCATCTGCGGCATCGCGGCGATCCTTGCCGCGCTCGCCGCCATTTCGGAGGCGTTCGACTGCATGAATGCGGCGGATACGGGGTCGGTCATGACCGGCGTCGCCATCCTGCTGCTGCTATTGTTCATCATCGTTTTCTGTTCCATCAAACTCTATAACCATTCATTACAATCATTCCAAAGGAGACAACATCATGAAGAGCATCGTTAGCATCACACTTGCCATCGCGGTCATCGTCGGCATCGCGTCCATCGTAAGCTGCACCCGCATCCAGCCCGGCTACGTCGGCATCAAGGTCAACTATACCGGAAGCAATCGCGGCGTGGAGGATATCCCGGTCGTCACCGGATGGGCGTGGGCGAATCCTCTCACACAAAAGATATTCGAATACCCGACGTTCGTGCAGACCGCCGTGTGGACGAAAGACAAGAACGAAGGCAAGCCGGTCGACGAGTCGCTGTCGTTCAACAGCAAAGACGGCGCTGTCATCGGCGCGAGCATCAACCTGTCGTATCAGATACGCGAGCAGGACATCCCGAAGTTCTATGTCCGGTTCCGGTCCGACGACCTGAACAAGTTCACGCACGGGTTCTTGCGAAATCTCGCGCGCGACGCGTTCAACGAGGTCGGCGGGCAGTTCACCGCAGAGGAGATGAACGGACCGCGCAAAGAGGAATTTCTGAACGCCGTCAAAGCGCAGATCAACAAAGATGCCGACGCATTCGGCGTGGTCGTCGAGCAATTCGGGCTCGTGGGCAACCTCGACCTTCCTTCGACCATCGTCGACGCGTTGAACGCGAAGATCGCGGCGACGCAGAACGCCATCCGCGCCGAGAACGAACTCCGCCAAGCGGAGGCGGAAGCGAAGAAAACCGTCGCCAAAGCGAACGGCGAAGCGGAAGCGAACCGCGTCCTTACGGCATCGCTCACACCGACCCTCATCCAATGGCAGACGCTGCAAGTGATGAGGGACAAGTGGAACGGCGCACTGCCGCAGGTGTCGTCCGGCAACGGAAATTTTCTCTACCAGCTTTCGCATTGAGGAGGATCGCGATGAACGGAGAAAAAGAACTCTGCATGATCTGCGACGATGAGATCACCGGCGACCGTATCGCGTGGAGGGTGGACGGCGCGGACGAAAAGTCGGCGCATCCCGACTGCATCATGCGGCTTGCAAAAGGAATCGCGCTCCACGAGTTGGAGCGTTCGCTCGAGGTATTCCTCAAACGGCTCGGCGACGATGCGCCCAAAGAAATGCGCGACGCGTTCGAGGATGTGAAGCGGCAACGCGCGAACGTCGAGAGCACGGCACGGACGCGGTTTCCGATTTCTATGAACTAACCATACATCAAATCATACACGAAGAACGAGGGTAACTATGTGAACGAACATTATGTGCTGAAACAGGGGGATTGCGTCGAGGTATTGCATGCGATGGAGAGCGAATCCGTTCATTGCTGCATTACCTCGCCGCCGTATTGGGGACTCCGCGACTACGGAGTCGAGGGGCAGATCGGGTTGGAGAAAACGCCGGACGAATACGTCGAGCGGATGCGGGAGGTGTTCGCCGAAGTCCGGCGCGTTCTCCGGCCGGACGGGACGCTGTGGCTGAACCTCGGCGACAGCTACGTCAGCGCGAAGGGACGCCACTCGAACAAGCAGCAGACGATATCGGGAAGACCGCGCAACGAGCCGGGACAGGGCAAGCGTCCCGACCTGCGCGGACACGCCGTATTGAAAGACAAAGACCTGACGGGGATTCCGTGGCGCGTCGCGCTCGCGCTGCAAGAAGACGGATGGTATCTGCGGAGCGACATCATCTGGCACAAGCGTAATTGTCTGCCGGAAAGCGTGCGGGATCGTCCTACCAAAGCGCACGAATATATTTTCCTCATGACGAAGAACGGGAAATATTTCTACGATGCCGACGCGATCCGCGAGCCGCTTGCGTTGGGTACACCGGAACGGGCGATGCGCGGGCTGAGCGAACACCACAAGTATGCGAACGGAGTGCCGGGGCAGGGAAGATCGAACATCCACAAACCACGCCGGAACGCGCAGACGGTCGGACGCACGGAACGGAAGATGGACGACACCGGCTATGGCGGTGACGGCACGGGACTGCACGGGCACAGCGGATATTTCGACGCTGACGGCAAACCGCGCTTCAACCCGCTCGGTCGGAATAAGCGCACCGTGTGGACGGTCTCCACGCAGGCGTTCAAAGGCGCACACTTCGCCACGTTCCCCGAGAAACTCATCGAACCGTGTGTACGTGCGGGTTGTCCGAAAGACGGCGTCATACTCGACCCGTTCAACGGCGCGGGAACGACGGGTGTCGTTGCGCTGAAGAACGGACGGAAATACATCGGCATAGAACTCAAACGGGAATACCTCGAACTGGCGCGTAAGCGGATCGAGAACACGCCTATACAAACGACAATGGAGGCATGACGAAAATGCGTAACGAGATCATGGTACAAATATTGACGTTCGCTGCGAAAGCGGCGCGTCCGTACCGCAAAGACCAGCGGGCGGCGAACAAGGCGAAGTTGCTGTTCTGGAATCTGCTGACCGTAGACGAGCAGGACACGCTGCAAGATGCGTGGGACGCCATCGTCATGAGGCGAGGCAGCGAAGAAATGCTCCGGCAGGTGCTCGCGAAGATTTGTCTGAGATTGTTTTCACATCAACCACATTAATCACATCAATAAAAGGAAGAAAAATGAAAAAGAACATCCATTGCTTTGCGGTGACGGACTTGCCGCACGGAGTCCATATCATGCCGAAAGAGGGCGCGTATCAAATTTATGTCGTCGGGCGGGCGATGATCATGGAGAAACTGCGGTACTGCCTCCGTCATTCGTTCGCATGGCTGCATTGGCATGACATCAAGCGTCTTCTCATCGCCGACCGCGAGGGACAGTGCGATCCCTCTGTGGCACATACCTCCCTGTTCACGCTATGGGTCGGCTGAAAGGGAAAACTCCCTGTGCGATGATCACGTACGGTTACGGACCGCCTGAGTCCGTCGCCATCATTTGCCGTGGGACAGGCATCGGGGACACCGTTCATGAGATGCCTGCGCTGTGGCAAAAGAAACAGGAAGGATATAGCATTACGTATGTTGCTCCGCGCAATCGCCGCGTGCTGATCGAATCGCTCGGCATCCGGTTCATCCCTCTTGATACGGCGGGCGCGCGATGGGAAGAAAGGAACAAAGGGCATTACGGGAAGATCTATTCGACCTTCGCGTGGTGCCTCATTCCTCACGTTGCGCCGTATGCACCGGCGAAGATACGCTTCGCACAGTTCGCGGACTGCATCGAAACGACGCTGCCGGAAACGTTCTCATGGGATTGCTTGCGAGGCGCACCGGAGAAGATCACACCCTCGGAGATTCTGTTCGCGCCGTTCAGCTACAACAACCTCCGGATGCTCAACCGCTGGCATTCCATACGGAGGGAACTGCAAATGATCGCTCCGGTCACGGTCATCGGAACGGACAAGCGGTTCGTAGAGAAGTTCGGCATCGTGCGAGCAAGTAACACGCGAGAGTTGGTCGGCTATGTCAAGGGAGCGAAACTCGTCCTCGCTGTCGACAACGGCGTGCTCGCGCTGGCGCTCGCCCTGCGGAAACCGACCATAGGGATTTTCGGACCCACCGATCCGGCGCTCGTATTTCATCAATTCGGGAAATATCACCATATTCACGGCGTTGCTATGCAGCCGGCCGAAGGTTTATACGGAGCGAAATGCCGTCTGCCATGTAATTTTCAGAGCAGTAACGGGTGGAACGTACATGCTCGATGCGGCGTGCTCGCGGATTGTATGCTGGCACATACAGGGGAACGCATTATCCCCGTCCTCGGTAATTATTACAATCGTATAAAAAATGAGCATGACAGCGAAGCAACGTATCACTCTTTATTCAGCCGCCGTTGATTCTTATTATTTATATGCCCAAGAGGACGAACAAGACAAAAAGATGAAGATGCTGATAGAGATGACACCATTTTTTGATATAGACACCATCGACATAAGCAGTATCGGTTATCAAAACGATTTGCGGATATTGAATGGGCTCGGATATGTCGATATAAAAAGATATACGGATTCGTCCGCTATCGTTCGTTACGGGAATCCAAGGATCACTGAAAAGGGCTGGCGTGAATTGGTCAAAGAATATGAACGGCGTAAGCAGTCTTGAGACAACCGACTATTCGGGATGAGGAAAGAACAATTTGCATATTTGCTATATTCTGATGTTTTTTTTATGTAGGTTGCATAAGAGTAAGGCATGAAAATGTCGACACACTTGCTCTTTCTTTGCCGCCTTCAATAACAGAAAAATTGAAGGCACATTTTTAGGATACAGGCGGACGCATAGAATAAGGCAGTAAGAACCTTCGTAAGCAACCCCCGATCATGTCGGGGGTTTTTTATTCCCCTTGAAGAACATCGCAAAAATCTCTATAAAAAGACCTCCCTTGATGTCAAAAGCACCGTTTCAAGCAAACACAGGGAATTCCTCGCCCCCCACTTGACAACGCAAACGCGCACTGTAGATTTGCCTTTGGTATTTAAGAATCCAGAACCAATCAAAGGAATAAAAATGACACAGTATAATCCTGAAGACATACAAATCGGAAATATTGCGTGGATAAAAGGTACAAGACAAAAAGTAACTGTTGAGGAAATTAAAGACATTATGGGCGAAGGTATAAAAGCCATTTGCCTCATCACTCAAAAGGACGGGACGATCAAACGGGACAAATTTCCATTATCGGTACTGACAAAAGAACGCCCTCCTCAACAACGTCCTTTTGCATAGCGATTTCAAAATAAATACACCGCTAAAATTGCCGTTACAATATTTTTTGATTTAACGGTCACTCCCTCTTGACATTTATTGTGAGGGCATTAGATTCGCATTAAACGAAACCACTTCTCCCTTCATCAGCCCACGCGGTAGTTTTTTCTTTTAACTGATTTCACACATGGCTGGCGCAAGCGCGGCTATTTCGCCTTTTAGTTCGATGGAACTGGAAATCATCATAACAGGGGTGTCGATCACGACGCTGCTCGTGCTCTTGGAGTTGTTCTGGAAAGTCGCCGCATGGCATACTTCCGTGAACGTACAACTCACGCAGCACAAAGAAACGCTCGACAGCGCACGCACGGAATTGAATGGCATGCACACGGAGATCGGCGAGCATGCGATCCGGCTGAACACGTTGGAAACGAAGGCGGGGTTGGAACATGGATGACACTATTTCAAAAGGTCAGGTCAATCTTGACGACGCGCAAAACACCGGCGTTTCCGTGCCATCCGTCGACAAAGGACAAACCGTCCCTGCGCTCGACAATGGACAGGATTTCCAACCTGATCCTCCGGTGCTTTCGCTGCTGGATAAGCTGAACCTGATTTTTCTCTTGGACAAACTCTACACAATCTTCAAAGAAAGGGATACAATGAACGGATGGTTAGTAAACTGGCAGACGACGCTCGCGGGAATCTTCGCGCTCGTCGCTCCTGTCATCCTGCACGGACTCAATGTTCCGCAGGAAGTTCTGATGGGCGTTGCAGGACTTGTCATGGCACCCGTCGCGCTGCTCGCAAAACAAGGCGGCAGTAATCTTCTCAAAATCGTCTTGGCGGGGACGCTGAGCATCGCGCAATTCGCTGACGGCTTGCAGCTCCCTTTGTGGGCGCACATTGCCGCAGGAGTGGTCTCGTATGTCCTCCTCCATGTGACGACGGACGCAAGTCCGAAACCGCTGGCATCGGCGGGAAGCTAACGATGTATTGCGGGATAGCGCAGATGGTAGCGCGCCGGGCTCATTCCCCGGAGGTCACCTGTTCGAATCAGGTTCCCGCAACGATCACAGGACTGCGCCCGTAACTCTATTCGGGAGAAGTGGGGTGAATGCGTCTGGGCAGCGGGCGCGGTTCCTGTGTCTTTCCAAATGAAACTTTCGAACTTAAAAGGGGCGGCATACAATCCGCGCAAGATCTCCGACGAAGCGTTGTCAGGACTCAAATATTCGCTGAACGAATTCGGGGATATTTCGGGAATCGTTTTCAACGAGCGTACGGGACATCTCGTCGCCGGACATCAGCGTATAAAAGCATTGATCGCCGAATACGGCGACCTCGTCATTGATACCAAAGAAAATTGGGTGGTCAAGACGCCGCATGGACAAACCTTTCCCGTCCGGCGCGTCGACTGGCCGATCGAGAAAGAAAAAGCTGCGAACGTCGCTGCAAACTCACCGACCATAGCCGGTGAATTCACGGACGATCTCGGACCACTCCTCGATGAAATAAAACTCGATCTTCCGGACGATTTCGAGTCACTGCGTTTCGAAGAACTGCAAGACTTGGAAGTCGGCGAAGAAAACGAGCCGATGGAAGATGCCGAAGCGCCTCTCCCTCCTGCCGTGCCGATTGTGAAACCCGGTGATCTTTTCCGCCTCGGCAAACATCGCCTGCTCTGCGGCGACTCCACGAAGAAAGAACATGCCTCTCTCCTGCTCTCCAATGAAGAACCCGTTCTCATGGTCACCGATCCGCCGTATGGAGTAAACTACGATCCAGAATGGCGGGAGAAATGGGGACTGGGGCCAATCAAATCAAGAGGAAAAGTCGTAGGCGACGACCGTATCGACTGGTCGGAGACCTATCGTTTGTCTCGTGCGAATGTCATCTACGTATGGCACGCTGGAAAACACTCGCATGTCGTCGCACAAAACATCGTCGACTGCGGTTATGAGATCGTTTCACAGATCATTTGGAACAAGCCGCATCTGTTGATCTCGCGCGGCGACTATCATTGGAAACATGAACCATGCTGGTATGCCGTAAAGAAAGGGCACACGCACAATTGGCATGGCGACCGGACACAAACGACCGTGTGGGATATTGCGAACAACAGCGGTATCGAAAATAAGGACAACGAAAAGACCTACGGACACGGAACGCAAAAACCTCTCGAGTGCATGGCGCGTCCGATCAGAAACAATTCCAAAAAAGGCGACCTCATCTACGACCCATTTCTCGGTTCCGGCACGACGCTCGTCGCTGCCGATAAACTCAACCGTAAATGCTATGGCATGGAAATCGACCCTGCGTATTGCGAGGTGATCATCCGGCGTTGGGCGGAAAACTGTTCGGACGAAAACGGCGATGTTGATTTCGAGCATGTGAACGGCAAACTCACCATAGATGAGATCGTGGCGAATGTCAACGGAAAATAAAAAGCACGCAGGCGGACGACCCGTCACGCCGATCAAATGGGAAGAGTTCGACAAGCTGTGCATGATCCAATGCACGCAGGAAGAGGTCGCGTTCTTCTTCAATTGCTCGGTCGACACCATTTCCCGCCTCGTGCGGAAAGAAAAGGGGATGAGTTTTGCGGAGTATTTCGCTATAAAAAGAGCGAATGGACGCATATCTCTCCGCCGCGCACAGTATCAGTTGGCACAAAAGAACCCTGCAATGGCGATCTGGCTCGGCAAGCAATACCTGAATCAGAAAGACATCTCACGGCAAGAACTCACAGGCGCAGACGGTGACGCCATCAAATTTTCCGACGAGCAGATGACGGATGAAGAAATCGACAGGGAAGTCCTCCGCATCTTCCGGGAGCGAGGCATTATGGGAGTCGCTGGACGAGGAAAGCAAAGAGAGAGTCCGGCAGCTTCTGGCAATTAAAGCGGCGCGGTCACAGCGTTATCCGTCATTGGAGGCGTTTGTGGAGCGCACGACTCGGCTCACGCTGGAACACTGGCAGCGCGTCATCTGTCGTCGGTTAGAACAGTTGCAACACCAAAAAGGACAGCGGCTGCTTATCCATGCACCGCCGCAGTTCGGCAAGTCCATCATCATCTCGCAGCGTTTCCCCGCGTGGATCATTGGCGGCGATCCTACCTCGCGTATCCGGCTGGCATGTTATAATCAAACGCATGCTGAACGGTTCTCCTTCGTGAACAGGGAGATCATGACGATGCCGCTGTACCGCGCGATGTTTCCCGACGTGCAGCTTCCCAAAATGTACCGCATCGAAGAATGGAGCACGGTGCAACGTCGCTCATTGCGGGACGGTCAGCCGTCGTTCGTTGCGTTGGGTCTCGGTTCGGGGTTCACAGGGCTTGGCGCGGACTATCTCATTATCGACGACCCGTATAAAAACCGTGAGGAAGCGCACTCGCCGATCATCAACGAGAATATATGGCTGTGGTACACCGACGTCGCTATCCCCCGCCTCAATCCCGAAGCGAACGTTATCGTGATGTTCCACCGTTGGAAAGAAGACGATCTTGCCGGACGGCTGCTGAAGGAAGGCGGATGGGAAGAACTGCGGTTCGCAGCGATATGCGACGGCGAGGACGATCCGGCACAGCGTGCAGTCGGTGAACCGCTTAGTGCACGCTTCCCGTTGGAATATCTCTACGAGGTAGAGCGCAAGCAGACAGAGTTCGTGTTCGCGGGGATGTATCAAGGGCGTCCTCGCAGCCGTGCAGGAAATCTCTTCAAAGCGCAATGGATCAAAAAGGTCAAAGCCGCGCCGGTCGACGCATTGCGAGTGCGGTATTGGGACAAGGCAGGCAGCGAAGATGCACGCGCAGACAGAACGGCGGGCGGACTCATGTCCAAGACGAAGGACGGGAAATACTACATCGAGAATATCGCCTATGGTCGCTGGTCGCCACACGAACGAAACGCGCGGATAATGCATGCAGCAGAGATGGACGCGCGCCTGCGGCCGATCATCTTCATTGAAGAGGAACCGGGCGCGGGAACGGAAACGACAGCGACGCTGATCCGGCTACTGGCGGGATATCGTGTGAAGCGCGACCGCGTGCAAAAGAACAAGGTCGACCGCGCCGAACCACTTGCAGATCAGATGGAAGCGGGGAACGTATATATCGTCGAGGGTGAGTGGAATAAAGAGTTCATCGACGAGTTGCTTTCATTCCCTTACGGGAAACACGACGATCTTGTGGACTGCGTGACGGGGGCGTTCAACAAGCTGACGCGGATATATTGATATATATGACTCCCATATCAACACATAGGGCTTCTATGTTCAATCTTTGTTAACGCGCCATTATGATCCAGAAACCAATGTTGTTTTTTTATATCTGTAAATTCCGCTGTGACTAAAGGGAAACCCCAGCGAGAATCAACCATAGCAGGATCGACTGTATGAGACAGAGTTCCTTTGGGTGGCACAGTGCCAAATAAAATTTCCATCGTATGTTTTGTTAACGCTATCTCTTCAGGTGTCTTTTCAAGTTTGTCAATATATAACATACAATCGAACAGCCCATGATCTGACAGGTTTATTATCGAGGCGATGAATTTTTTCTTTTCATATTGTCCCCAGCACGTTGCATTTGGTTGATCTGCATTATTCACCCCATTCACAATACGGACGGATGACAATGCTCTTTTATAAGCAATAATTGACTCGCGATGTATTTCTCCTTTATCGAATCGCGTGTGACAATTTGGGCATAGCACAATAAGATTCTCAAATTTATGCTCTCGTGATTCCGCCCACGGTATAATATGGGCAATTTCCATTGTTGTCTGTCGACAGGTTGGGACAGCGCACCTATAACCTGCTTCTTCTAACACTTTGAGTTTTAATTTTTTAGGTATGGATGGTCGTTTCGGCATAATGGACTTCTCTCATGTGAGCTCTATATTAATATCGTTACCTTTTGGTGGGCACTCAAAAAAGAAAGATCGCTTATCATTAATGACCATTCGTCCCATCGAAATAATATCCATCCCAATGAGAAAATCTTCCTCCGTGAGAGGCAATACCGTCACCCACCTGCCCATCGAAGGCAACCCATCTATTTGAACTTCAAGAGGGATATCGAACACTTCAACGTCGCCATCAGGTGTCGGTCTTTTACGATGGTTCCTACTGAAACATGCGGAAGATACTTTAAGAATAATTTCTTTGCTATAGCACAATTATCAGCACCCGTATCCCATAGTCCTTTCAGTGGAGGCAGCTTATCACTTTCATTTTTCCCTGATTCCCAAACATAAACAGTGCTATGGAGATCAAGTTGTATGCCGTTACCAATTATACGAATGGTACCCATTACTCAAATCTATTGCATTTTCAATATATTTCCTATATCAAATGAAACCGGGCACCATGTAAATTTTATGCCCGGCTGCTTAAATATGTCTTATTTGCCGAACAAAAATATGTGAGAAAATCCAGCACCATCCATTAGGAAAGGCATGACAATTTCGTGGATTGCGTGACAGGGGACTCAATAAGCTGACAAGGATTTACTGAATTCTCGTGAATATTGCTTCCTAAGTTCCAAATAACTATGTTACGAGACAATTTTTAGGACTATCCAAATTATGGCATCAGATTGGGAAGACACCTTTACAAGATGGACGAAGCCACCGAGCGATACTGAAGACGAACGGTGCGTGAATGCGGAAAGCATGATAAAAAAAGCTATCGCAGCCAACAAAAAGCTATCGCAAATGAATATTGAGGTATTTGCTCAGGGTTCGTATGCGAATAATACCAATATTCGACTAAATAGTGATGTTGATATTTGTGTCCGCAACATGGACACTTTTTTCCCCTACTACCCTGACGGGATGACAGATTCCGATGCAGGACACGTTGATTCCGATTATAAATTCCCTACTTTCAAAAATGATGTTGAGACCGCGTTGGTTGATTATTTTGGTCGAGGCCAAGTAAAAAGAGGGAACAAAGCATTCGATATAAAATCGAACACGTATCGTATCGAAGCAGATGTCGTTCCAACATTCGAGTATAGGCGATATACCGGCGAAAAAGATTCTTATGGTAATTATTATTACCATTCGGGAACAAAGTTCTTTCCCGATAACGGTGATGCCATTATTAATTGGCCTCATCAAAATAAATCCAACGGAATACATAAGAACAAGAACACAGCGTTGCAATTCAAGAAAGTTGTTCGTATCCTCAAGAAATTAAATTTGGAAATGGGAGGAGACGGTGTTGTTGTGTCAAAAAAAATCCCATCATTTTTAATCGAATGCCTTTGTTGGAATGTGGATAATTCTGTATATGATGTGACAACCTATACGGCTATGGTGAGAAATTCGCTCTCTGGTCTTTACCATGCAACAAACGAATATGAGAATGTTAAGGAATGGGGTGAAATCAACGAATTGAAATATCTATTCAGAGCGTCTCAGCCATGGAAGCGTGGAGACGTGAATCTTTGGACAGCGGAAGCATGGAACTATCTCGGTTTCAATGAATAACATTAATCGTTACGCTTGGCTGATCGTCGTAGTTGTGTTAGCAACGTGGGTAGTCCTTATTCTCGTTCGAGTGGGATCATTGTCTATCTCGGTAGATGCATTTAAGCAAATCCCCGATGTAGTTACTATCGATGTGCTCATTAGCATCGCATTTATTAAGTGGGGATGGAAATGGAAGATACTACGTGGTTGGTTAGTCTCGTACCCAGACTTATCAGGCAACTGGAAAGGACGAGCCGTCCCGAAAAGCATAAACGAAGCAACAGGGTGTCCCTACGATCCTGTTGAATTGGATGTATCAATTAGACAGACGTTTTTGGCTACCCACATCAGGGTATACAGTAAGGAAATGGAAAGCAATAGCAATGTGGCATCATTTATACTTGACAACGAATCGAACGAAAAGAGACTGTGTTATACCTATACGAGCATACCAAAAGCGAACATTAGGGATCGCAGCCCTATTCACAATGGTAGTGCTTTGCTAACGATAAAAGGCACAAAAGAAGATACATTGGAAGGCGAGTATTGGACAAGCCGCGCAACCACCGGAGAGTTATACTTCTACAAGCAAAAATAAAGATGGATAGTCATAAAATAAGAGAAGCATGCTTTGCCGTTGCTACTACCCTTATGTGGCAAAAGGATACGGTTGCAGCGGAGCAAATAAATGAGCACATGGCAGAACTTTCGGAAACAACTGAAAAATTATATCAAATAGCAATAGAGAATTTAGAATTAATCAAAGGTCTCGGCGGCACGGAAGAAATGGTTGTCAGGGCAATTAACTATCTTGATGCTGTGCATGCGTTCCCACGAAGAACATCAGAAAATTATTCTTGGTTCGACGATACTTTGTTCACCCTGCTTTCACTTGCATGCCCGAATTTTGCTCCCGGCAAAGACGCTTTCCCTTTCTTTAAGGACATCATCAATGGGATTGCAAAGCAATAGACCGAATCCGTTGAGAACCGTTAGAGGAACGAATCCACAACCTTTTTAATCGTTTCTGATTTGAGTATTGTTTCCCCTTCTTGATTACACACAAAGAGCAAATCCCTTGTAGTAATTTCATCAATCATTTTTTTGCCGTAAAAATTACCGCCTCCAAGGTTCAACCGTTGTTCTTCCGATTCGACAATAGAAAAAGCATACACAACAACTCCCATCAAATGGGCATATTTATTGACTTCTGAGATGATTCGGGTTACTGCCCCGTTTAGATTCGGGTACAAAAAAAATATTGGTTCTATTTGTACGTATATCAATCCTGCGTGATCTTTGGGAAGCTGCCCACGCTTCATTTTCTTGGCTATCTTATTAACAATTCGTTGCGTCTCCAATTCATCGTATGGATTCTTTACACTAAGAGCTAACCGCGTAATTTCAACGTAGAATTTATCTCCATTGTCGGGATTCATGATTTCAAAGTCCGGCGTTGCTTTGTTTACCTCTTCATCCACCAATCGAACCGTCAAGTCCATACGTCCCAATGATTGAGCAACGTTGATAAAATACATTCCTTCTCTATGTTTTGCTATATCGTTCGAGACCAATTTCCCCTTTAGTTTTTCATAGCGACTGGTTGCCACCGATCTTAATAGGCGTAGCGTATTTACGAGCGGCGTTACGTTGTCAACCCACAGTCCATTCTTACTCACTTTAAGGAGAATTTTTTGAAAGAAAGGATGGTTAATATTAAACTTCTTTGGAAAGTTTTCCCCTAATTCTTCCTTCAAAAATGTAAGCGAATTGATATATTCTGTTCTCTGATCGGCAGAAATGTTTTCTATTTTTCCCGCTTCAAGAATGAGCCAATCCCATGTCTTGGTGAATTCCAATACGGCATCAATGGAATCCATCATATCTCCGAGACTGAAACTATATGAAATCGGCATTGTCTTAAACTTATAGTCACTTGAAAAGCATTATACATTTTTTTCTAATAAATACGAAAACCCTCTTGACATTCATTGTGAGGGCATTAGATTCGCAGTAAAACAAACCACTTCTCCTCTACGCCCGGCGCACCATAGCATCGTCAACACGGCTGAGTGAACAAGTTTCAAAAAACCGTTCTTACGTTCGTCGCCAAAGCAATCGGAATCAACGCCGCCCTTGCGGGCAACGCGCTGAACTTCGTTCCGTTCTGGAACAGGTACGCGTGGCGCAACTGGCTCTACCCCCGCATGGTTTCGGAAGGGTACAAAGCAAACGACGCCGTCTTCAACTGCATCCAGTGTTACCTCTTCACCTATCCGGCAGCGATCCCCGTCGTGTACGGCATGGACAACAAGCCCATGCCCAACCATCCGGCGCAGCAGCTTCTTTTGCAACCCAACCCGTGGATGACGTGGGCAGACTTGACGCGCATCAGCATCCTTTACCGCGCCATCGGCGGCGACTGCTACCTTCACAAATACCGGAGCGGCATCGACGGGCGCATTTTACAGCTTCGCCCCTACAGTGACGGCGCATTTACCGTCATCCCCTCGCCGCAGAATTTCATCGACAGCTACCGTTACGACATCGGCGACGGCAACCCGAAGAACATCGCGCCGCAAGACATCGTGCACCAAAAATGGCCGTCGCCAGACCCCGACGAGCCGTGGAAAGCCCAAAGCCCCATCCTCGCCATCGCGCGGCAGATCAACACCGACACCGAACTTACGCGGTACTCGCTCGCGCTGCTGATGAACGATGCGACGCCGCCGACAGTCTTCACTTTCAAGGAAGGCGACGATGCGATCCTGAGCGACGAGACCTACGAGGACATGAAGGGGTATATCGAGAACAATTTCAGCGGCGACAATCGCGGCAAGCCGATGGTCGTGCGGGGTAACGTCAACGTCTCGCGTCTCGGCTTGGCGATCAAAGAACTCGCGCCGGAGATACTGCGCGACACGCCGGAGTCCCGCATCGCCAGCGCGTACCGCATCCCTCCCATCGTGGCGGGACTGAACATCGGGCTGAAGCAGTCGCTGTATCATTCTTATCAGGAGCCGCGCCTGCAATGGTACGAGGACACGCTGATCCCGATGTGGAACGACGACGCGGAGACGCTGACGAAGGCGCTCGCCGACGAATATCCCGGCTTCCCGAAGTTCACGATCCGCATGGACACCTCGCACATCCCCGCGCTCGTGGAGAAAACAATGGCGATGCATACGACGGTGACGGGGGACTTCAAGTCGGGGCTGATCTTCAGGGACGAGGGGCGCGCGATGCTGAACCTCCCCCTCGTCGACGGCGGAGAAAAAATATGGTATGAACCGACCAACGTGATCTTACAAACGCAGGAATCGCAGAACGGAGACTCTATGTGAACGAACACTATTACAAATTCGTCTCGCTCGCGGGCTTCAAATCGGCAGCACCTCTCAACGGAACGGACAGCGGCTCGCTCGAAGGATACGCAAGCAAATACGGGGAGCTCGACAACGGGGACGTCACACCGGACGGAAAACGGTTCGGCGACATCGTACTCAGGGGAGCGTTCGCCGACACCCTCGCGCAATTTTTAGAACGGGGGTTCAACACGAAGTCGCACGACTGGAGTGTCGACGGCATGATCGGTTATCCGGTGGTGGCGAACGAAGACGACACCGGACTCTTCGTCAAGTTCAACTTCCACTCGACGCCCGACGCGCAGAACGTGCGCGTCAAAACGATGGAACGGCTCGCTGCCGGAAAGACGGTCGGCTTGTCTATCGGATGGAGTCCGGGAACGAAGCCCATCCTGATCCAACAGAAAGACTACGAGACCGAGCTTCCGAAATACGTCGCGCAGGAATCGCTCGCGGGGACGCTAACCAAAGCGGGTAAATATGATTTCGTCCGCGTCCTCCCGAGAGTCAACCTCCACGAGGTCGCGGTCGTCTGCGAAGGGATGCTCGACAGCGCGCTCGCCACGAACGTGAAGTCGGCCGCCGTCCTCCCGCTCCATAATACGGCGCATAACGAGAAAGGACTGTTTCAGGAATCGCTCGCCGAGATGACGAAGCCCGAACCGTGGGAGATGTTTTGGGCGTTGTGCGACGCGGTGCAGAAGATCGACGACCTCGAAGACGCGAGCGAAGGAACGGACATCGCGGGGCAGGTCGACGTCGCCGCGCTGCTCGACGAAGCGATAGCAGAGTTCACCGCCGCATTCCGGGCGCGCGCGCTCGCGGACTTGCAGGCGGACGAAACGGAAGACAACGTGCCGGGGATTCCGGACATCATCGACACGATCTACGGCAGCGGGGCATCGCGGCAGTCGGTCGAGACGAAAGTTCGCGCGCAGTTCGCCATGCAAACGGCGGCGACATTCGCCGCGCTGAAACGCTTGGCGGTCCGCGCGCAGAATCTCTCGGACATCCGGCGCAAGGAAGGACGTACCATTTCGGCGGCGACGCGCGAGCAGCTCGACGCCATCTACGACTTCGCCTTGCAGACGCTCGGCATCCTCAAGACCATGTACGATGGTTCTCCCGCACCAGACACTCCCACCGAAGTAGAACAAACCCAGACACTCGTCGGCGGGGACGATAAAACGTCCGCGCCCGATCTCCAACACAAACAAAAACAGGCAGAAACATTTTATCTGCGTCTCAAAGCGCAGGGCATAGGAGTGACACTACAATGATCGAACAGTATCCGGTCAGCACCGAGATCAAAGAGCTCGGCCTGAAGATCGAAGCGCGGCGCAAGGAACTTGCGGACACGTGGGAGAAAAACTACGACGTGCAGGCGAAGGCGACCAAGCTGAAAGACGCATCGCTCGAAGAATTTCTCAAGGGCGAGCAGGAGATTTCCGACCTGCAAAAACAATATCTCGCCAAAGCGACGGCGTACAAGAACGAGATCGAGCTCAAGCGCATGCAGTCGGGCGAAGGCAACGGGCTCGACTTCGTGCCCGGACGGCGTCTCGTCAAGTCGGTCGGCGATACCATCCTCGACGCGCCGGAGTTCAAGGGCGAAGGCGGACGCTTCAAGAACTTCAAGAGCGCGCCGGTCTCAGCGGAGTTCCCCGACATCGAGCTCAAGACGCTGATGACGACGGGCGCGAACGGCTACCCGCCCTTCGTGACCCGCACGGGCGAGATCGTCTACCAGCCGACGGGACAGATCGTGTTGCAGGACTTCATGCCACAGGACATGACGACGCAGAACGCGATCAAGTTCATTCAGGAAACGGTGTATGGGAGTGCGGCTGCGCCGCGCGCGGAAGGAGCCGCATATCAGGAGTCGACACTCACCTATGCGGAAGCGACGGTCTACACCGAGTCCATCTCGACGATCATTCCCGTCTCGGACGCGCAACTCGAAGACGTGCCGGAACTCATCGCCATCATCAACAACCGTTTGGGGACGATGATCCGCCAAAAACTGCAAGACCAGCAGATCAACGGGAACGGGACTGCGCCGAACCTGACGGGTTTCCTCAACGCGTCGGGCATCCTCTCGGTCTCGTATCAGGGGGATGCGTTCTCCGCGCTCTTGCAAGGGATCACGAAGGTCAACAGCAACAACTATGCGAACGCGGCGAGCGCGCACTGCAACGCGATGGTCATCAACCCGCAGGACTTGCAGAACCTCCGGCTGACGAAGAACAGCATCGGCGATTACATCCTCGGCAATCCCGGCGCGCCGATGGGCAACCTGACGATCTGGGGCGTCGCGGTCGCGGAGACGGAGAAGATCGCGCAGGGGAACGTCCTCACCGGCGACTTCGCCATGTTCTCGCACCTCTGGACGCGCAAAGGTCTCACCATCGAGATCGGCTACAACGCGAGCGACTTCGGCAACGGTCGGAAATCCGTCCGCGCTGAAATCCGCGCCGCAAACGAGATCGGACGCGCGAGCGCATTCTGCGAGATCACCGGCTTGCCCGCATAAGAGGAGACGTAAGGATCATGGGACTACTCAACAAACAAAACTACGAGACGCTGTCGGGTAGATACAACTCGCCCGACTCGATGATCCACAGCATCGGGCTCGGAAGCCCTGCTGCGGCATCGGCGACGGGCGCGCTTGCGGCGACGGCACTGACGGCGTCGCCGCAGACGATCACGACGGGTCTCACGAATCCCGACGTACCGCGCAACGCGACCGTCACGGGGAACGCGTCAGGCATCGCCGGAAACGCGGTCGTGAACGGATTGAACGACGAAGGCGTGACGATCTCCGAGACCATCGCGCTGAACGGCACGGCGACCGTCGCCGGAAACAAGGCGTTCGCGTCCATTATATCCGTGCAGCTTCCGGTGCAGACGCATGGGAGCGGTGACACGGTGAGCGTCGGGTTCGGGACGAAGCTCGGCATCGGCGTGCGGCTTTCACGGGACTCGACGGTCGCGGCATACAACAACGGTGTGAAAGAATCGAGCGCGCCCACGGTGACGTTCGATCCGGTCACATTCGAGAACAACACTATCACACTCGCGAGTACGCTCGCGGGGCATCCGATCATCGTGGACTTTTACAGAAGCTAACAATACAAGAAAGGAACGATCATGGCATTGGAATTCATCAATCAAAGAGACGGCAGCACGCAGAAAAAATTCGTCTTGGATCGCACGGTGTACGTGGACAGGCACGGCAAGGAAGTGGCGCAGAGCAGCCCGAACGTCTCGGTGAAGCTGGGCGTGCGGGGAGCGTCGATCCCTTACGAAGTCGCGCAGCGCGCGGGGCTGACGGAAGTGAAAGAGGCGCGCCCCGTACAAACAAAAGAAACGAAGCCGTCCGAGAATAAAGAGAGCAAGAAGAACGATAAGAGCGGAAACAAGAACGACTCGTTTCGTTCGCTGGACGAGAATCGTCCATAATTGATTGCCGGTTGAACGATGAATGTCTACGTGGGTGAACACGACACTATGCACGGTCACGGACGTACAGAACCGCGTCTCCGACCTGACGCTGCCCTTGCAGATCTCCGACCCGACGCAATTGACGGCGGCGATCCAAAACAAGATCACGCTTGCGAAGGACTGGATCAAGCTGCGCTTGCAACAGCATTTCACGGAGATATTCCCGACAACGGTCGAGGACGCCATCGCGCGCAACAACGAGCGCGTGCGGCGGATGCAGGAGCAGTATGCGTCGAGCTTCGAACTCACGGGACTCGACACGGTCGTGCCGACCATCGAGTACGGGATGTTCTCCAGCGACGACTTCAACTCGTACTACGCGAACTTCATCACACGCAGTCCGGCGCGACCGCGCACGTATTATTTGATGCGCGCTCCGGTGAGCGGCTCGTCAGGAGACTTCGCGGGGCAGGCGGACAACGGGGATTTTCTCGTGGATATGGACGGCTCGGAGCTGTATCTCAACACCGGCACGACGGACGTTCCCACGTGGAACGTCTTCGTCGCGGAGAACATGATCGACTACGTCACGAACCCCGACGTCCTGCTGCATGCGGCGACGTCGGGCACGATCTTCGCCGCGTTGCAGGACGGGACGCTGCGCGGCAACGCGCTCTACAACCAGAACATGCAGCTTCTCGGCGACGCGACGGCGTATTGGGAGCAGCTTTTTTTGAAAGACCTGAAAACGGCGGTGCCGCTCGTCAAGGTCGACATCTCCGGAGACGGATCATTGAGTTCGTATGAGAGGAACGCGTCGCGCAAGACGCGGTATATTTTTTAAGGGCATGTTCGGGGTACTGTTCAGCATCGGGGAGATCGAAGACATCGTGGACGCCATTACGACGTATGCAGAAACGGACGTGTACGTCGACGCAGCGAACGTCGTCATACCGGACGTGAAGCAAAAAACGGACGAGGGGACGTCGTACATGGGACGGTCGTTCCAACCCTACGCCCCGTCGTATGCGAAGCGCAGGAGAAAGAACAACCTCCAAACGTCGCACGTCGACCTGCGCGTGACGGGACACCTCCTCGACAATCTCCACCTCGAAGGGGACATGATCGTTCCCGCGGACGAGGACGTGAAAAAAGCCGAAGGGTTGAACTTCGGCAACGCGCACAACAAAATGGAAGCGCGCCCGTTTCTCGGCGCGGACGAGGCGACGGTGCAGAAGGTGGAAGAAACCGTCGCGCAGAAATTGGAGGAGCGGCTGTGAGCAGCGACAATGAGTAGCATCTATACGCTGAAGCTCCCCGTCTCCCCCGTCGTGCAGTCGGTGAACGACATCATCGCGCACCTCAAGGGGATCGACGACCAGAACGGCGCGAGCGTCTACAACGGGAACATCTTCCGCGGACTCGAAGCGATGAAAGCCGTGCCGCAGGTCGAGCAAACGCCGTGCGTTCACCTGTGGCAGAACACGCCGGAGTTCGACATCAATTCCGTGCAGTTCAACGTCGACCATCTGCGCTGCGCCCTCTCGCTCTTCCTGTTCGCATTCGAGACGGACGTGACGAACAATGGCGGGACGGGCTTGCAGCAGACGATGGACAACCTCGCGCTGTGGACGGTGCAGTCGTTCTACCCTTCGGACACGCCGGTCGACGCGGTGAACAATCCCGGCATGGACTTCGAGAACAAGTGGCGCGGATGGGACAATCCGCAAGCGATCATCAACCCGGACACCAACCCTCTCCTCCGCTTTCGCGGAGCGTATCAAGCCGCACCCGGCTGGTACGTGCGCGAAGTGCGGCTCAACTTTTGGACAATGGGAGATATACGACCATGAACGATATAACAATAAAAGAACGCGCGATACAAGTCGCGCTCACCTACGTAGGAAAAACCGAGGAATCGAACAACGACGCCGGATGGCTGCACGTCCTCATGGACGAGGGAGGCAACCCCGCCCACTGGCAGTCCCGCGAACCGTACTGCATCTCCGCCGCACTCGCGTGCTTCGGACAAGCATACAAAGAAGCGGGCATGCCGTTCCCCCTTTTCAATGGAAAGCCGGCGAGCGCGGACACGCAGATATTCTACGACAACGCCGCGAAAGCGGGCGCAGTCGTCGAAACCCCGCAGCGCGGGGACATCATCATCTTCCGTCTCGGGCAAACGATCCACGGACACGCGGGGATCGTGACGGAGGTATTGGAGGCAGGCGTCCGGACGGTGGAGTTCAACACGAGCCCGACCTACGGCGGATCACAGCACGAAGGCGAAGGATGCTTTTTGAAATACCGCCACTTCGATCTTTTTCAGAACGACGGCAGCGACACGCACCCCGCTCATTTATGGATACGCGGGTACGTCCGCATGCCCGAACCGCAGGCGGAAACGACGACCGAACAACCGTCCACGCCGACTTCTCCCGCGACAGAGGAACACGCATAACACACACAGAAATTTTGAAGGGGTAACGAATGGCATTCCAAGGGCGCGTGCAGGGGAACATCCTGCCTGCGCGTTACAGCGCGATCCGTCTTGCGACGGCGGGCAATCTTTTTGCAACGGCGACCGAAAGCATCGCCGTCGGCATCCGCAAAGGGGCGAGCATCGAGCGCGACACCGTCGTCATCGTCGACGCCGCAGGACGCCCGCTGACGGACATGATCGGCATCAAGACGAAGATCGACTGCTTGCAGACGACGTTCGCCAACGTGCTGAATTTTTACAAGCTGCACAAAGCGCCGCATCAGGCGTACTTCAAAGGCGAGGACGGCTTGTATTACGCGTTCATCGACAACACCGGCACCATCGGCGCGCCCAACGGGTCGCAGCTTATCGGTTCGCAGTTCGAGTTCCAGATCACCGACAAGGAACGCCTGCTCATGCTGACGTCGGAAGTGCAACTCACGAACACCGAGTGGGACGAACTGATCACGCTCTCGGGGAGCGCGCCGACCGGAGGCACGGGAGGCGGAACGAACGGACTGACGTCGAACAACTACGCCGTTTCCTCGTTCATCCGGAGCGGGTTCAAAGACATCCTCATCGCAGGCGTGAGCGTCGGAAACTTCGTGTCGCCGAAGTTCTCGATGAAGAGCATCGAGCAGGCGAAAGACGACCGCGGACGCGGCATCAACCGCAAAGTCGGCGTGCAGGTCGATTTCACGATGCTGCAAACGTCGAACAACGACCTCGTCGCGGTGTCGCAAATCCTCGAACAGACGGACGCGACGATCACGCTGCTCACGCGCAACGACGAGACGATCACGTTTCCCAACGGCGCGCTGCGAGGGCAAACGAAGTTCACGTTTGACGACAAGAACAAACGCGAGCTCGTCGTGACCGCGAAGGGAGAGTTCGTGAACAACAACACCGAGACCGCACCGCCGTCGATGGATATCGGCGTGACTGTCCCGACGACGATCACATGCAACCTGACGCCGTTCGCCAATAGCTAACATCACGATATCATCAATAATATAAAGGAGAGAACCATGCAATTCACACTCGGAGGATTCACATTCACCGCGCCGGACAAGATCGGCGTCGGCTATCAGGACAACATCCGCACGGCGCGCTTCCGGCTGTTCCGCAAGTACATGAACGACAACCCCGACGAACGGGAGTCGCTGCACAAGGTCGTGACCGGCGCATTGAAGGTCATGTTCGAGCAATGGCTGTCGGAAGCCCAAACCGACGGAGACGCGCGGCAGGCGACGCGCATGCAGGAGCTTCTCGAAAACCCCGCGCTCTCGGCGATCTATGAGCCGACGATGTTCGACTCGTGGCTCACCGCGCACAAGAAAGACTACGAGGTGCGGCTCGCGCTCCTGCGGCAGCTTCTCACGGCGACAGACCGGAAGATCAGTATCGAGCGCGCGTACAACGAAGGGACGGAAGAAGAGGTCGCGGCGGTCGAGGATTTTTTTACGAATGCGTCCTCGCCCAAGCCGAACGCGCCGCAGCCGTCCGCGAGCGATGGGCAGAGTTCCGCTCCGGCAACGGCGGAAGTGCGAGCGACGACACCGTCGACGTCCGAGACTATATCCCCGGAGAATACTTCACCCGATACAACATCTTCTCTGCCTGCGGAGGCGATCCCGCAAGCATAGCGTGCATGATGCAGATGGAGCGGGACGAACTCGAACTCCATCTGCAACTGACGGACGCGCACGCGCGCGTCACTGAAAAAGTACGCAAAGACATACGGCGCAAACTGGGGCTGCCTGATGACTAATGCACAGGTGGGAATACAATTCGTCGTCAACAACGACGACCTGCGCGGCGCGCTCGCGCAGCTTATGGAACTCTTCGAGACGCTTGGCATCAAAGCGTCCGATTCGTTCGCGCGCGCCGCCGCGTCCTCCGAACAGTCCGCAACGCGCACCCTCGCCGCAACGAAAGAAGCCGCCACGCAGAGCGTCGACGTTGTGGCTCGCGCCAACGAACTCCGCGCCGAAGCGGATAAAAAATACGTCGCCCTCAAAGAAGAGTACGAGAAGAAAGGCGTGGACTCTGTCCGCGCCATGATCCATTCGCTCGAACAGGACAAGCGCGTCATCGCCCAAGCCGCGACCGAGACGCAGGAGAAAGAAGTCCTCAAACAACTCGCCGTCCAAAAGAAAGCCCTCGACACACAGCTTCAGCAGTTCCGGTCCGTCGAAAAGGAACTGACCGGCGGACGCACGTTCACCGAGATCATGGAGAAGCAGACGACGGACGTCAAGAAAGGCATCCTCACCATGATCGGCGAATACCGCAAGCTCCAGTCCGAGCAGGCGGAAGTCGAAAAGAAAATGGAAGCCGCCGCGTCCGCGGAGGCGAAGCAGGAACTCGCCGTCAGGCACGAGGCGATTCAAAAAGAAATATCCGAGAAAAAAGCCGAGCTCAAAGAACAGGCGGCAGGCGTGAAAGAAGGCGCGGCGTCGGGGCTCGGCTTGCAGAACGTCGCGGGCGGACTCCTCGCCGGAGGGGGCATCGCCGCAGCAGGCGCGGGGTTCGAGAAACTCATCGAAGCGGGAAAAGAGTTTGCCGAGATACAGGAGCAACTCAACGTCGGCTGGAAAGCGACCGGCGCGAGCGAGCAGGAGATCACCGAGCTCAACAAACAGAACACCGCCTCCGTCAAAGAACTCGCCTCCAAGTATGCCGTCAACAGCGCGGAACTGAACAAAGCGACCGCGACCTACCTCAAGCTGGGCGGCACGACCGACGACCTCAAAGGCAAGCAGGAGATGATCATCGGCTTGGCGAACCGCGCCGGGATAGATTTCGAGCAAGCCGCGAAGATGCTCGCCAAGAGCACCGACGAAGAGGTGCAAGGGCAGCTTACGAAGGTCGGGATCAAGTTCGACAAGAACGCGTCGTCCGCCGAACGCTACAAGCAGATACAGCAGGAACTCAAGGGGACGATGGACGGGCTTGCCGAAAGCGCGAACTCCCCTCTCGGTCAGTTCGCAAAGTTCAAGAACACGCTCGAAGACCTCACCATGAAGATCGGCGGGCCGCTGTTCCAAATCCTCACCCCGCTCTTGAACATCCTCGGCGAGCTCGCCTCGTCCGTGGGCGACATGCTCATCCCCATCTTCGACGATCTTCAGCCGGTGTTCGAGGCGAACGTCGACATCCTGAACGCATTCATGATGCCCGTGCTCAAGTTCATCATCGGTTTGGTGAAGCAGGCGCTCGATTTCATCCACCCGTTACTCGACGGGCTGAAGACAATCGCCGAAGGGGTCAAGAGCGCGGCGAACTCCGTCCTCTCGTTCCTCGGCATCACGACGGATGAACAAAAAAAGAAGGTCGCCGAACAAGGGCAAATGGCGGAGGACGCGAACGCCTCGCAGAAGCGCGCCTATAAAAAAGCCGAAGCCGACCTCGACGATCATCACAAGCAATTGCGCGGGCAGATCGACGAGCAGGCGAACAACCATGAGATTTCGGAGCAGGATCACCGGAAGAAAATGCTCCAAACCGATATCGACTATTGGAAACAGAAGGTCGCCAACGCGCAGCAATACGGGCAAGAGGATGCCGACGCACAAAAGCAGCTTCACGCTTCCGAGGTGAAGCTGCAAGAAGAAGAGAAGAAAGAGCGCGACGAAGCGTCGAAGCAAGCGAGGGAAGCGCACAAAAAACAGTTCGACGAGAAAAAAAGCGAGATCGCCGGAGAGAACGAGATGGCGCTCGCCCTCATCCGGCAGCGCGCCGCCGACGGGCTGATCACCGAGCAGGAAGCGAAGAAAGAAGAACTCGCGCAGAAGCTGAAGTTCACCGCCGACGAGCACGCGGTCGACGCGCAGTTTATCACCGGCAAATCGGAACGCGCACTCGCGCTCGCCAAGCTCGACGCGGACGCGGCGGAAACGCGCAAGCAGATGCACGACAACGACGCCAAACTCGCGCAAGATCTTCTGGCGAAACAGGAAGAGGTCGCAAAGAAAAAGATCGAGCTCATGAAGCCGGGCGTCGAAAAAGAACTCGCCATAGAAAGCGAGAAGTACAAAGAAGAGCAAGCGAAATACAAGGACAACGCCGCAATGCTCGCGCTCTTGGAAGAGGAGCATCAGGGGGCGGTGCAGAAGATCAAGGACGTCGCGGCGCAGAAAGCGCAGGAGAAAGTCAGGACGGCGGAGCTCGACATCCAAAAAATACGGACAGACATTGCCAAGAGTGAACTCGAGACGGAAAAGACGCTCGGTCTCTCGAAGGACGCCGTCATCGAACGGGAGAAAGCGTTCGCGCTCGAAGCGCAGCGACAGCAATACGAGGAAGAAAAAGACAAAGAGACCAAGCGGTACAAGGAAGCTCTCGACGCCGCGCAGGGGAACGCCGCGCTCATCGTGCAGATCGAGCAGCAGCATCACATCCTCGAACAACTGAACGAGCAGAAAAATCAGGATACGCTGAATACCATCGCGCTCAAGGCGGTGAACGAGCGTCGGCAGCAGGAGATCGACTCCCTCAAGCCGGTCGCCGACGCGTTCAGCGGAACGAACGCCAAGATACAGCAAGGGTTTTTTTCTCAGATCGACACGGCGTTCCACGCGCAGGACAATCTCGCCGGACAGGTCGCGTCGAACATCATCAAGAATTTCGTGCAGATCGGCGAGAAAAAGGTCGCCGACCTCGCCCTTTCCCTTGCCTCCAACGCCGTTCTCGGCGGGGCGACGGCAGCGACCGCCGCAGGGATCACGACGGCGATGACTCCCGCCGCAACGATGACGAGCATCGCCACGTTCGGCGGAGCGGCCGCCGCAGGGGAAACGTCCGTCTTGGGCGCGCTCGCCGCGACGAAAGCGGCGACGCTCTTCGCCGAAGGGGGCATCGTGACCAAGCCGACACTCGGCATCGTGCGCGAGGCGGGCGAGAACGAAGCGGTCATTCCGTTGTCGCGGTTCGGCGAGGTCGCTTCGCAATACCGCAACGCCGGAGGCGACGACGCGCTCGTCGGCGAGATACGCGCGCTCCACGAGACGATCCGCAACCAGCCCCCCGTCGCGGTCGTGGATCAGGACAGGTTCAACCTCTCGGCGACGATGGCGCAACAACTGCGAAGCAGGAGACAACTCTGATGCCGACCTACAAGACATGGATACTCAACAATGTGCCGGTCAAGGGAGGCGTGATCGAAGTCCGCGTGAACGTCGGACCGCTCGGTTACGGCTACGGAAGCGCCCATCCGTCGCAGATGATCTCGCTGAACCACGCGTCGACGAGGGTGGCGAACGACACCTTTCCCACGGGCGTCGTCATGAGCATCGGTGCGACGAAGAAATCCAAAAGCGACACGCAAGGAGCGATCGTGGTCGACACCAAAACCCTGACGCTCGTCGACCGCTTCGATTACACGGGATATTCCAACGGCGTGCTCGTGAGCGAAAACCTCGAACCTTCCCTCTCTTCCCTGCTCGAGAAAATATTCTACCGCTCGTTCGGAACGCTGCGCGTCATCAGCGCGTCTCTCTTCGGCTCGACGACCGTGACCCTCCGGGCGGACAGCGGGACGACGCAGCTCGTCAAAGGCGACTTCATCAATTTCCCCGGCGATCCCTACGTGTACCAAGTCGCGTCCGACGTGACGGTCGACACGCTCGGCGAGACCGTCACGCTCCTTTCGCCGCTCTACATGACGCAGGACGGAAGCGTCACGCCGATACAAGTGAACGTCACGGCGGCGCAGTACGAGGTCTGGTTCACGCGCATTCCCGTCGGCGGCTCGCCGGAGATCTATTTCGCGGGGGACGTCGACCAAGATTCCATCACCGCACTTCACGGCATTCTCCAAAACCCGCATGCAAGCAACGAACAGCGACGTCAACAAATCACGCTCACCATCAACTCCATCGCGCTGCGGGCGAAGAACAAAACGATATACGATCTCCGCAACGATCTCGAAGCGAATCCGCCGTCGCCTCCCGACCTCATCGAAGATGATTTTTATGCGGGACACCTCTATCACTCCGGCGGCACGAAACGGCAGGCGACGCCGTTCGAGCCCTACCCGTATGCGAACTTCACCGCCGACGGACTGTTCATGCAGCCCGCGATCTTCCACCCGCAATACGCGACCGCACGCATCGACACGTCCGCCGACGCATTCCCCGCGTCCATGCACGGCATCAGAGTGACCGCCCTTCTCGCGCGCATTGCCAAGTCACTGGGGTTCGTCGACATGAGCGGCAACGGTCAGGCGACGCTCTCCGGATCGTTCGACTATTATCTCCGCGCATGGTATCCGTACCCCTACGGAAGCACGCCGCAAGCGAACTCATCGGTGCAACAGTCGACGCCCGTGCGCGTGCATTGCACCAACCACGGATATGCCGAGAACGAGGTCGTGCTCATCACAGGCACAGGCGCAAATTTCGACGGCGGGATGTTCAACGTCCATATCGTCGACGCCAACACGTTCGAGCTCGCCGGCACCGTGAACTCCGGCGGCGGGAACACGCCGCATCCGGGCACGTCCCAACGCTACGATTATTCGCTCATGCGGGACAACGCGGGGAATTACAAAAAATTCTCCGCATCCGATATCTACGTGAATTTCCAGTTCCTGTTCGGCTACAACCCCATCAACGGGACGCACTCGATGGCATGGCCGTGCGCGTGGACGGACAATATGACGCTCTCCGACGCGCTCCGCCTCGTCTGCAACCAGTTCGGGTGCATCCCCCGTATCACGTTCGACGGGAGCGGCAACGTCACGCTCGTCCTCCAGAGCTTGCGACAGTCGCCGACCGGCGCGACCTTCAACACCATGCTGCAAAAGTATCTTTCCAAGAGCAAGGAGAACACGCGCGCCATCGGAAAGAATTTCGTGGAGGTGAACAACACCGCTGACACGGGAAAGATTCAATGCCCGCGTGGAACGGGGGATTCGATCAGCATCGAACTGCCGTGGCGTGCGCATCGCTGGGGTCTCTGGTGGGACGAGATGACCTTCGACCCGTCGCTCGCCTTGCAGGATCAGTGGCACCGCTTCGACGTGGAGATCAGCAAAAATGCAGGCGGACTCGGCGGGCTTGCCGGTGGCGCGATGGGCGTTACAGGCAACCCCAGCAATATCAGCACCAATCATTTTTTGAAAGCACTCTACGGCAACGGGAATCCGGGCGTCATCGACCCCGACGGCTGGTACATGGGAACGCTTCTTTTCGTTCATGCGACGACGAGCGGGCTAACGCTGCCGATCTACCCTTCATCGGGAGGATGTACGGCGGCGTACACCGAGGAGTTCGGCATTCCGAACACCGGAGGGTTCTACGCCGTTTCATACACCCTCATCTTCGGCGCGGCGCCCGACGAGACATGGCCGCTTTCGCCGAACAATTACAACACGACCGTCGCGGCGGCGCAGTTCTTCGCACAGGAACTTCTCGGCGACTCCATCATCGTCGAACGTGAATATGGCGACTGCACCGACGACGCCGGAAATCTTGCGACGCTCGAACTCGGCGTCACGGCATCGTGGTATTACAAGGGAAAGACGCGGACGTTCCGCATGATCGACGTCGAGCAGGACGAGCACGCGTCGACGTGCAAAATCCAATGGGCGGAATTGCCGGACTCCTACACGCTTCTTCCTTCACAGACCGTCTCCGTCACGGGGGAAACCTCGGCGAGTACGGGCGGTTCGAGCGGCGATCCGATCAATACGAGCAGTTCGTCCGTGGGATCTGCGACGAGTTCCCTCACGACGCCCGTCCGCACGTTCATTCCCGCAATGTTCGGGGGATGGACGTCGCTGAACGAGATTCAGTCCGTACCGCTGTGGGGCAACGCCGTCCATCAGTTCCGGCTTGAAGCGGTGTTCGTTTACGCCAACTTCACGCGGGGAACGTTCTTCCGCGTCTCTGCAAACCCGACCAACCTGACGTCGGACTTCATCATCGAGGCGAACAGCAATGGCACGAGCCAAGACCTCACGAAATGGTGTCTCAAAATGGGAACGGTCAATCAAGTGACGTTCCCCGCACCGAGCGCGGGCACGGCGCACATGCTCATCATTGAGTTCGACGGCACGAACGCGGGGACGGGAGCGGCGCAATGGCTCGTCAGCGTCGATGGCAACCTTCAAACGCTGACGAACGTCAGCAACAACAACGCCGGTCTCGTGACGCAGGCGTTCCGCATCACGTTCGGCTCGGATTATTCCGACCCGACGTCGCTCGGATCGTTCCCGCCCATGACGTTCGACGGCGTGATCGGCGTGCGGCGCGGGTTCATCGCAACGACGGGCGACCTCACCATCGAGCCGTTATACAATACGATGGTATTCTGGTACGACCCGCGCGCGGTCATCGGCAGCGAGTTCGTCGAGAACGGGTTCTGTCAGCTTACGCAATCGGGAAGCACGGGACCGCTTTCCGGCAATACGACGTGTTATATGTTCTCCTCCAACAGCACCATTCTCTACAATCCGCAGGCGATACAGATCGTCGGCGGGACGGGATTTGTCACCGTTGCCACGACGAACGGATTTCCGGGAACGCTTACATTCGGAACGTCTCCAATCGGCGGGCCGCTGTCGTCTTTGCGGGTGAACTTCATCGTTACAACGCCCAACGTTGCGCGGATGGTGAACCTCGCGTTCCCCGATGAGCAGCGGTATTACTTGTTCCACATCCCGTTCGGGAATCTCAGCCCGCTGCCTTCCACTCCGTTCGCGTGGGTGCGGACGCTCGACGGGTCGACCGCGCCGGAATTATTCTCGCGGATCGGAAATGGGTAAAATATAATAATTACTTAAAATCTTTGCTTAAAAAAGGGGTATAAAGGAACTTTTTTAAGCAAAAGTGGGTTTTAATAATACCTTATTTTTTAATGCATTAAAAAATAAGGTATTATTAAAAAATTTCCGACTTGACAAACGCAGAGGGGAGCGTTATATTTGTAACCGAGTTTAAATCAATACCGCTACGCCGGTAGGCCGGCATTATAATATCCCCTCATGTAGCAATACATGGGGGGATTTTTTTATTTAAATTGCACCTAAAAGGTATTATTTATGCCCACAAAAAAAGTTGCGATCCTCATAGATGGTGGTTGGTTCAGTCCTGTTTTAGGAAACCAATTAACGCCAAAGGTCAAATGGCCCACAGCACAGCAAGTCTACGACAATACTCTTAAAATTCTCGAACCCAATGAAGATTTGTTGAAGATATATTACTATGATTCGCTCCCCTATGACAAGACCGCAACTAATCCTATTGATAAAACAACCATTGATTATTCAAAAACACCGGGATTTACCCATCGAAATAGTTTTTTCAGAGATCTTGGGAATCAGAACTACATCGCCTTGCGACGGGGGGACATGAAATTTAGAGGATGGAAACTTAGTAAAGGTTTTCAAAAACAATTGAGTCAAGGGAAGGTTGTCAGCAAAGCACTTACGGGGAATGACATTGATCCTGATTTGCAACAAAAAGGTGTGGATATGCGTATCGGTATTGATGTTGCAACGCTGGCTTTAAAACATCAAGTTGATAGAATTATTCTTTTCACCGGAGATGCGGATATGATACCAGCAATTAAGTTAGCCCGCAGAGAAGGGATTCAGGTTGTATTAGTCCGTATTGGCAATAAAAAACTTGTCTACGAATTGATAGAAGATTGCGATATTTTTCGCACCCTTGACTTATCCAAACCTACACCTGTCCTTCCATAAACAGGTGATAACAGGTCACTACACCGGAATTATTCCCAAGGCATGGTTTATTTCACATCACATGAAATGATTGGATGTATCTCCCAGAGCGTTGCGACGTTCACGCTTCCGTGATTGTTTCCTTTCTTGTTATTCGGGTCGTGCATCCGGTGTGGAAGATCGACGAACGCATATCCTGTCACTGTGATCTTTGGAAATCCCTTGGTGGCAGAGAAATGATGAGCCGTCGTGGAAATATTGCGCACGCTGTACGGCTCCTGTCTGACCGCCTCCTTTACTTTCTCACGTAACGCGCAATACTCCGGCGAGTTCGGAATCTCAACGATCACCCTATCGGCATCAGGCGATTCGGTCTCCGCGATCTCCATGTGGATATCGCAGTCTTCATCCGATAGTTTTATCAGCATGATATATCCGGACACGGTGAACGTGGAATCTTCTCGCGGATATTTCGTCGCATCGTCCCATGCGCCTTGTGGAATCGCCCACTCGTCGATCATCTCTTGAATGCTCACATCACGCTCGGCGTGGATGTGAGGCGGGATGGAACGGTATTTCAGGGCTTCCCGTTTATGTCCTGTTCCCTTCGTATCGCCGCATTTACAGGTATCGGCTGACGGCGAAGCGAGGAGACCAGAAGAAACGAACACGAGCAAAAAATAAATGATGAACCGCATTCTTTCCCTTTCTATAGATAATACAGTGCGAGGTTGTTCGACTATCGCAAATACTTGGAGCTCTCTTCAAATTTCTCTATGAGCTTATCCGCCAAGTCTGACGACCGGATGAAATATTTTCCCCACTGGCTTTTCGTCTTTTCGTTATATGACGCCATAACGCGAATATTGTTCTTATGCTTCAGCCGGTTACCAAGCTTCTCCACTTCTGCCGAGGGTATAAAAAGGATTCGGTCGTCTATCGTCAACGTATGGGGATTGAACGAAACGCCAATCACATAAAAACTATGGTGCGGCTTGAAGGTCGCACCCGATATGGTCAACGTCATTTGCTTGCTTTCATGCACGTTGAAACGCGACTTCACTTGTAAGTATATGGGAAGGAAAATGCCGCTCTTCAATACGATAAGGTCTATTCCGCCGCTGTCGACGACGGGCTTGTACACGTTCAGCAATCCCTGACCGTGCAAGACGATCAGTTCTTTCACCCTGTCCTCCGCGATATTGCCTTTTGCGGCGGAGGGAAGGTTGGAAATATTGATGAATGGCTTCGATTCTTTTTCTTCGGCAGGTCGACCGGACGGCGAATTCATGGTGATGCTCATCACCTTCTCTTTGACGATGACGTTCAGCACGCTTCCGGTGCGGATATCCATCTTATTGTACCAGTCTGTCAAGCCGAATATCCGTTTGTGATCGGCGTTGTAGTGGAGTTCTCTGACGCGGTTTTCCCCGTCAAGTTTTACACGGATATTCCCGTTCTGTTTCGGCATGGATTCTTCGCCTGCCGCAGGAACATACAGGAATCCTAACTTCTTTTCTACTTCGATTATCCGGCGTTGGTATTTGACGGTCATGGAAATCGCCTTCTACTTGAATAAATGGGGTTACGTCGTCCGGTGAGAATTTAATTTTAATAGATTCTCACGTTTCAATATCCAAATATATCGAGTTTTTCATGCCCGGTGCAAGATAGGCGTAGCGATCAACCTGATGGCATAATAAAAAAGGGGTGGGCAAATATTGCCCACCCCTTTAGGTAGCGACCGCCCTATCGTCACTTCTCCAAAACCATCAGCTTGTTTTGCAAATGGTTCGCGGTACGAACTACGACAACATATCGTCCCGAAGGCAATGACGATCCGTCGAACGTCACCGTGTATTGCCCTGCGGATTTGACTTCCCGTACAAGGGTCGTCACCTCTCGCATCGTGACATCGTACACTTTGACTTCCGTCACGCCGTTCGCATCTTCGTTAGGGACAGTGAAGCTGACATCCGTCAAAGAAGTGAAGGGATTCGGATGCACATCCAGCCGCAACACATTATCCGTCGCCGGAACGAGAGAATTTTGTTGCTGTTGTATTTGCTTGTAGAATCCACTTCCTACCGTATCCGATGTTTCAAATTGCATCTCCGATGTCACGTCCCATTTAGCGGCGTTCGAGTCTGCCGTGATCCGCGCGCGGATATATGCATGATGGAGATTCAAACCCGAACTCGGAGAGAACGCCAATGTACCTTTTCTCTCCGTGCTGTCGGTCGGATGCGAAACGGAGAAGCTGTCGAGAACAGCAATAACGGCGCTCGTCGCCGAATCCACTATCTCGATATATGCTTTGGGATGCACACCCGTTGCAAGTATCTTCGAGAGTGTCGCCGTATCCTTGGCGACCAGCCAACGGTCAAATACGACGGTTGTTCCGGTGTGCAAGATGAAGTTGTTGCTTCTTACAGCCGTGTTTTCATTCGTGCCGCCGCCTGTATATACCGTCGTCGTTGGGAGAGAAGCAAGCGAGATCGTCTGCACGCTTCCACCGGCGATATGGTTATCCGCGATGCTGACCGCCATACCATGATAACGGCTGCCGTTGCCGATGGTGGTCTTCAACGCTTCGATTGCGACTGTATTCACCTGCCTCGTTTGAGACAACGTCGTGCCGCTTATAGAATCCTGTCCTGCAACAACCACCTTATATGCCGAATCAGGTGTTTGGCAGATCAACGACGGGAGTGTGTCTTTCCATGTTGAATATGATAACGTGGGATGCTCTCCCGTCATCTTATAACTGTGAAGCACGGTTTGTCCGGGAATGAATTCGTACACGCCGTTCGTGGAAGATTGCCACGCCATCGTCAGCGATGACCCCGTCGTATCCGCAGGAGACATCGCAACGTCCGGCTCAATGTATCCACGCGCACCCGATGCGTAGCCATACGTTGCGCTGTATTGTTTCGTGCCTCTGCGTTCACGATACCGCACCCGGTCGTATGACGATGTATCGCTCAACGCCTGTGCGTGCCATATAATACGCACGACGTTATTACCCATACGATTGCCTTTGCCGTCGACGCTTACACTCGGCATCGTGTTGGAAGATACCCACGGATCGTCCCGCTCCGATACCTTCTCGATGCTGTCCACACCGTAGGTGAGAGACGGCTGCGAAGAATAGAACGGCGCCGCCATGAAAGTCTCATGCCATATATGGAAGAACCCTGCGCTGTCCGGTTGTTGCCACACGATATGCGCCATTGGTGTAAATCCCGATCCGCCCGACACCGTATCATTTCCCCATGCAATCGAAGGGAACAACGCGGGCTTTACCGCCGACGCATTCAGCAATAGAGGATTTGCCACGTTCGGATAATATATTCCTCCCTTTCCGCCAACGGTGTTAACGTAAATACCGTCACTTGAATCAGACCATGCGACGATCCAGCCGCTGTCCGTTCCACATATCGAAGGCATCGAAGGGAACGTGAGCGTCGGTGTCGTCAGTCCGTTACTTATATCCCATGCATTGTTATGCAAGCATGTATTTGTGGGAAACAGCATACTGTCCTGATCGTTGATGACGGTCACAAGTATTTCTTTTCTCAATCCGCTGGACGCGCTGTCTGTCTCTTCCCATGCGATCATGTCCTCGTTCACGCTTGCGCGATGACGGGCAACCACGGGGTTGCGGTTGTATGCGCGAATGTATCCGCCACTACACAGGTCGGTGTCTTGTCTTCCTGCGCTCACGAGAATCTCAAAGGAAAGAGTATCGTTCACCACGCGGCGTGTGAAAAGTGAATCGTTTCTTATATACACGATACGCGATGTCGTGCCGTCATGCCGTACCATGTGAACACCGTTCGTGTACGAAACACCGCCGTTGTCTATATATGGAGAAGGAGGAGCAGGTAACGGCCCCAATGTGTCCGCATATTCAAACTGCATCTCGGATACCAAATTCCACACGGCAACATTAGAATCCGCAAGGATGCGCGCACGGACGTATGCCGTCTTGCCTGCTGTCGTCGCCGTCGGGTAATACACTATCGTTCCGTTGCGGTCTATATTGTCCGTCGGGTGAAATACCGTAAAACTATCAAGCACAGCAAGGACGGAAGTTGTCGCTGAGTCCACTAATTCAATAAGTTCCTGTGGATGCTGACCGGTGGAAAGAAGATTTGCAAGCGATCCCGAATCCGTCACCGTCATGTGTCGATTGAACGCAATCGGCACCCCCATTTGCAACGGCATATTGTCACTCTGTATTGCCTTATTCTCATTCACGCCATTGCCGCTGTACTGCGGGGTGGGATCAATGGGCGGCAGAGGGATGGTCAAATACGGACCGGATGGATTCGGGTAGTTGCGTGTTGGTAAATTATTACCTGCGAATCCTATCCATAGCGCATAATCATGGCAGCATGTTTCACAAACGGATTCTGCCGCAGGATGCTTTCCTTCCACCCCCAGTGAGTTCAATTGACGCGACTTCTGCGTTGATTGTGTATTCGAGGGATCGTACTGGTCGTGTGTTGCGATTCCTGCAAGATACACCGAGTCGGGCGTTTGGAAGATAGCTTCAGGGATCATGTCGTTCCATAATGCATAGGAAAGCGTCACATGCTTTCCCCCTCCTTGCGGAAAATTGCGAATCTGAGCTTCTCCCGGTATATATGCGTGCATGGTATTGAGAGTCGAATACCAAACCATGACAAGGGTTGAATCGGTTTTGTTCACGTCACTTACATAGCCGGTTTGATCCGTCGGCGCGACGAATACGCTCGGTTCCAGATACCCTCGTTTTCCCGAAGCCCAACTGTATATTGGACCGTAGGCACTATCTCTGTATCGTTCACGATAGCGGACACGGTCATATTGCAAGGAATCGTTACTTATCCTTGAATGCCACATTATATGGGTGTAGTTGCGCGCAAAATTCGGATGCATGGAAGTATCTATCCGTGCATCAACGGCAACATCCGGCATGGTATTTTCGCAGAGCCATGCGTCATTCCTCGGCGTAACAAGATATACGCTGTCAACGTAACTCATTCGCTGAAGGTATTGTGTCAAGCCACGTTGAGGTGCAATTTCTATAGTTTGATGCCATATAAGCTGGAAATTAGTCGTGTCCGGCTGTTGCCACACGACATGCACAAGCGGCGAGAATGGGCTGAGTGCTTCCGTTCCCCATGCTATGGATGGATATTGCGAAGGTAAGTGTGAATGTGGAGCATTCAGCGATAGGTATGCCGAATCTGAATTTGCGTAATAGTTTCCGCTCATTCCTCCAACTGCTGCGGTCCATACAGTAGAATCTGACCATGCAATAACCCATCCGCTGTCAGTGCCGCAAATGGAAGGTGTTTCCAAGAACGACATTCCCGACGAAGTTCTCTTTATCGGAGAAGTTTCCCACACGTCTGCCACATCTATGAACGAACCTCGAAGTTGCAGTTTTGGTGTAACATTATTGACGGTTGTACTGATAATATTGTCGTTATCATCAAGCACCGCCGCGACAATCTCGTTCTGAAGCACAGAACCGCTGTCCACCCGTTCCCATACTATCATATCCTCATTAACACCTCCGCGATGTCGCGCAATGGCGGGATTCCGGTTCTTCGCCGTGAAATGATTCGTCGAATCGTTCCATGTTACACTGTCTTTGCCGCCTCTGCATATCAATTTTTCTGCGACAACAGAATCGCCGATAATACGCCGCGCAAAAACGGAGTCATGCCTCACATACGTTATCCTTACCGTTAAGGAATCATGCTTGACCATGTGGGCAGCATTATTAAATGATACTCCGTTATTGTCTATTACTGTAATATTTGTCGGCTCAATTCTGTAGATACGACCCTGACCCGGAGCGTATGTTTGAGTTAAAGTCCCGTTGTATAAAAGCGTTGTGTCCCATTGAGTACTATCGAGAACGGTTACCTTGTAAAACTGTGAAACAGAGGGATCTAATTTCATTTTTGTGGAAATCGTCCGAGTACCTCTGCGTAAAAACACACCAGTATCCGCATCTTCAACCCACCTTCCAAGCAAATCCCGGCTGTCATTCCAATTGTTGACCGCCATAAGCCACCATTTTTTATATTTTTTATTGCTGTTCTTGTCGAGCACATAAGAAGATGTATCGGTGAAAAAACCGTATGTCAGCCATCTAAGTGTCTTAGGGAGCGTGTCTGCGGTTACCAGCGTATCGCCGCTATATATCCGGTGAAATCCTTTCCATGAAGCGTCATTTGTAATGGATGACGGCCAGTGACTGCTGTTGACCATCGGTCTGCTCATCACATCAGCAGAGGTATCGACAATCGGGGCTTGTCCGTAATACATAATTTGCTCGTTCGTGTCCGCAATCCCTCTGTATACTGAAGAATCTGTGCCTGCATAATCCCACTTTTCATATCCATGCCTTGAAAACGCTCCCATGAACGTCTTATTGTATAATTCTTGGGCATAATTGCGAAGCCATTTCCCGTACCTTACAAGGGCAAGTGTATTACGTCGTGGAAACGTAGGGAGGGTATCTCCTCCTCCGAACAATTGAGCATTATAATAATAAGTGTCCGTTTGGTATTCCCCTGTATCATTGGCAAATCCTGTATTCCATGTTTCGTTGTTATCGTCGCAACAGGAGGTCGGTCCCGTAAAATACAACAGCCCCCGTGCGCCCGTCGCAAGAGCATCATTGGAGAGAACTTCCCATTGTTCCGGCACGCCCGTGAGGTTCCCCTTATAAAAGGCATAAGGTTTCCATATATGCGCGGAGGGGAATAGATTCGCCCACCAACTTCCATTGAGCGTATCTGCTTTCAGTATGCTGTCAAGCCGGGCGGCATAATAAATGCTGCCGACATCATCGCTCGTGAATGCTCCCTCGCGAAGTTCATAGGGATCAAAATTTGTATCGGAGGTGGTGCCGGGTAAAGGAGAATAATTTGTAGAAGTCGCATACCTTTGTGCGTTTATATACGATGAATCCCAATACACGTTCGCATCTGAATGCGAGGGAAAGTATCCGTAAGCCGACGTTTTATATTTTTGTAGTAATAATATCCGCGCCCGTGTATAACAGGAATAATCCGTATCATGCGCAACAGGATTATAAACCCCGCACGAATCGTATCCCGCATAACCAACACCACCTGAATCAAGCGAGGTACAGACCTGTGCCCCGACACCAGTCCAGCCCGCCCAGTAGAAATATTTCGGTTGGACAAGTGCTATATATCGCGAAGGATAATCCGCCTGCACTTCCGTCGTGCCCCGGCGATTGATAAGTTGATTCACCCGTCCCATGCATGTATATTCGGAGATCGGTGGTTCATCACGCATATAATAATATCCAAGTTCACTTGCGTTCATGGCAGCGCGTATTGCGGAAGTGTCTACCTGTACCAAACTGTCCGCGGTAGCGGAGGCGGTTGTGAGCTGATTATAGGTATACGTTGCGCCGGTAGGTATATCGTTGCTGCTTGTTACCAAAGCGTAAAGGGATCGAACGCTTGTTGCGGCTAATAAAGCATGTGCATAATTATCTTCAATCGTCACCCACGCGATGCGGGTATCTACATACCGTGTGGAATGCACCTCGACGAGAAGAGAATCCGAATTAAATGCAAAATCCGAACTGAAATGGAATGTCGTGGTATCGAAAAACACAAAATCTTGGTTGAGTGCCGTGAATTTACTGTGTGGAACACCGTACGTTCTCAAGGTCGTATATGTTCCTCCATGATACCACTTTACGACGACATCAATGACATGTGTTGTGTCTGATAGATTGCCGGAAGCTACCTGTAGCTTTATTGCTATGTCAAGATTTCTGCCTGTGCCATCGCGCCATGAAGTCGGGAATTGGTTGCCGTTCAATACAACAACATCGCTATGTGAGGTTGTCGAGGCAGAAATTTCCCAATGGGTTGGTGTTCCTTTAGTTGGGAATTTGCCACCGTATGCAGATGGGTGATTCAGAAAATAAAAATGGTTTGCAGTATCTTGGGGCAAAGCATTACCTATAGGAATCGCTTCATACTTCATCCGTTCAGCCCCGGAGTATGTTTGAATATATCCGGTGCCATCGCTATGGATCACCATAAATTTTGCCTTGGTCGCACTGTCAGTCCATCTATTGAACAAATATTTCGAGGTTGGAGATATTGTATCGTCTCCATACCCCATGTGATAGACGTTGAACTGGATCGAATCGTTGAACATCTTCTTGACCGCATTGAAATTGATTGTGGCGCCCATATTCATCCAATTGATTCCATATATATACGATGTATCCTGCGCTCGCCCTTGCCGGACAGCGCCAACCGTGATGAAAATCATCACTGCGACTATGAGTATCTTTTTCATCGGTAGCTCCGCGAATGTATGTTATTGAGATAGGTTGACTACAAATCATTCTTCAGATTTTCAGTATTAGCTCATTTTACGACACTCATCATTTTCGTCATTTCTTGCCCGCCACACGTCAAGCGGTAATAATAATTACCAACAGGAAGCGCCCCAGCATTGACGCGGACTGTATATTCATAATTATCCGCCACGCCTCTGTACATGGTTTCGACTTTTTCTCCGAGAGCGTTATATAGATTAACTGTAACTTCTGCGCCGTATAAACGGGAAGCATGGATTACAAACGAAATATCCGTTGAGCCAGAAAATGGGTTAGGGTAATTCTGGCTGAGAGAAAAAACATTGGGCGGTGTATTGTTTTCCTTCACGCTAACCGGAGCTCCATAACTCGAATCGCCCCAAAAGGCGACGACTCTTCCTGAAGTCGTTGCATCGTAAGCACCCACAACAATCCCTGTATTGCCTTTAGCGTTATGGATGCTTAACGGAACCATCTGTGTTCCTAAAGCATCTCCAAATCCGGATGTTCCTGAAGCATAAGCAACACATGAATCTTTCAATGCCTTGCCTATATTATAGAGGAACACAGCTCCGTTGCCAAATCCTCCAGCTATTGCATCGGGATCGGAGATTGCAAGCGTGTGGTAACCACGCCCTGTCATATTGCCCGCGTCAACGATCTTTGCTCCAAAGGAACTTGAATGCGTATCGAATGGGAGATGAAAATAATACGAAGGAAGCGTATCCACAGGTTCGCCCCCCTTATATACGAACATCGTTATGCCTGCCACATAATAAGATGTCGAGACCGTATCGCCGCCGGGAATGATAATATCATCAACGCTATCACCATCAATATCCGCTACTGCATCGTAAGCGGATATCCATGTAGAACGGGGCGTATCTATGGCTAAATGAAGAGTTTCACTCGGCACAAGATGGAATGAACGGCTAAACGGATAAAGACAGAATTCCTCCGTCCCTATTTTTAGGGACGAATCTTCTGAGTGACCCCTCGCATCGATCAGATACGATTGCGTTTTATTATGTATTCGTCCTACTAAAATTTGTCCTCCCACGACATAAGCCTTGTTCACGAATTTCCCTTTTAGAATTTCTGTTGGTGTGGAATCGAGCTTAGTGCCACCTTTGTAATAAAATATTTGTCCGGCTTCATGCGCTCCCGTTGAATCATGATTTCCTGTTTGATCGCCTATAATAATGTCATCGTATCCGTCCAAGTCTACATCTGCAACAGCAATCGATGCATAATCCAACGGATCAGTTGCTGTTCCATTGATGACCAAAGCTGTCGTGAAACTATCTATCTTCGATGTGCCAAAAAGAATTGTAATGATCCTGTGTCCATCAAAACCATGTGGGTTTTGGTCATATACCACAAAATCGGGATACGGATCGCCGTTTATATTTCCTCGAATCACCTTATTGCCGGGAAAACTGTATTGACGCATAGTATCAGGGTGGAGCGAATCCAACGGTGTGCGGTTCAGTATGTAGCTCATTTGATAGATCGTGCCACTATCGGCATCTGCTCCAATGGCAAGAGCATCAGGAATCGTATCGTTGATACGTCCTATCGTATCGAGTCCATCAATACCAAAGCTCTCATTAAAATAATTTCCTCCCGCCTGCCAGTACACATGGTTCCATAGATTTCCGAACGGCTGCGCGACCGCGCAAGCAGCAGAGAATAAAAAAGAAAGAAGTATTAGTTGTTTCATTAGTAACTCCATACCAATAATACACTTCAAAGGGTATGGGAAACTTACCGTTTCTGTCAGTTGCTCACAAATTTTTTCCACTCAAAGAAGCTCTTTTACAACAACCTTAGTAGAAAAGAACAATTCATTACATAATCTTCTCAGATTTCACTTGTAAAATACACTTATAAGTAGTTTTTACAGGTAATCACTTATATAAAAGCTATATAGTTAATATAATAGTGATGCTCTAATGGCGAATATAGTTAATATTCTTACATGAGCAATAGCCAAGATTTCCTTAAACAGGTCGGTGAAAACATCCGCTACTTCCGTAGGAAAGCAAATCTTTCGCAGGAGGAGTTGGCAATAAAAGCAAATTTATCTACGAGCTTTATCGGCGGTGTTGAACGAGGAGTTGATAATATTAGTATTGAGTCTGTATATCGTATTGCTGAAGCCCTCAGCATAGAACCGTATTTGTTCTTTGTCTCTGAAGTGCATAGATCCAATGCTGTGGCGAAGCGAGAAAAGGAATAACGACTTTACTATCGCAATTTGACAAGCCCTAATTTTTTAGCACGAAAGAAACACCCATGTCTGCTGCGATGAAGACGTTCTGCTATTTCCTCCAACGTAAATTTGGAGTACATCTTTTTCAAAACGGCATCCTCTTTCGCAGACCAGCGAGGAACATAAGAAATGTGGAGAGCTATTGCCTTACCGTTCACATGGCGATATGGCATACGAAGAGCACGGGCTACATATTGCGGACCATGTTCTGGGTAATAACGACGAAGGAAAGCGACCTCCCGTTTTGTCCACCTATGAATGCGCGGTAGTTTCAATGCCCTTGCCTGAGACCTAACCGCCACAATCGAGCGGTTTAGTTTGGTGGCGACAAACGCTGCTCCATGCCGTGCATAATGCCGCTTGATATAAGCCACTTCTTTGCTTGTCCATTTATGAGGATGAGTTGCCGCTAACAATCCTGCCCGAACATGACATGCATTAACTGTGCGATCTAACCGCGAAGCGATTTCTTTGATTGGCAGCACCACGTAGTTCGTTACTAAGAAACGCTCATCGGCTGGTTCCCACAGCCGGTGATGACCAAAAGCGCGCAGTCGAGACTTGCGCTTCAGTCTTCGTTTATTTTGTGCAGCCATAATTGCTGTATTGTATTACAAAAAGCAAATATAAGATGCGGTGAAGAAAGCATAAATTTTTGAAAATGTGTATCTTTGCAACCATGAGGTGGAAGGTTTAGATAGGATAGTGTACATTAGTTGTACAGTGAAAATTGAAAAGTCGTTTTGTGCGCTGA